TATGAATGGGATGACATATTATCGATCTTTTTCAAAACATTTGGCTGGAAGTTAACCCGAGGGGAGTCTGTAGCATCATTTGCAGGCGCGTATATCAGCGGATTTCTTGTATTTACAGTTGTTACTTTGTCTGAATGTTTTTACTGTTTAATTAATTAATGGGAGCAAGTAGTTCTACACCCTCCTCTACGCCTTCTACACCCCCTATGCCTAATACCGTAAGTACTCCTGGAGTAGCTCAAACTACTGTACCAACAGCAACTCAAGGTCCAGTTTCAACCTTAAAGGATGTCACATTGCGGTCTGTTATTTTTGGAAAAAAGGATTTAGAAGTGATGGATGAAGGTGGATCAAAAGTATTGAAAGATAGAGTCGATCCAGCAAAGTTTGATTCATATATTAATGTACTTAAAGTTATGGCCCAGTTATCGCGATTGGTATATGCCGATTTATCAGTAATTCGCGATGTTATGTTGAACAAAGCATTTGCAAGTCCAGATAATCTAGCTGTAAATAACGCAATTACAGCTGCTGATAAAGTATACGTTGCTGGAAGGCCTCCTATACCAAAGATCAATCCTAACGGCTATAGTATGAAAAGAACGCCTGCACTAAACGCTGTAGATGGTCGTCCTATGGAATCGTATACGGTCCCCCCTAAGGGAACTGCTGAAGAACCAGTATTACTAAAATATGTATCTTCTCCAAGTGATGTGACCTTTTTTGCAATATCAGGAGATCAATTAAAAGCCAATCCTATATTTGTTGATACGGATTTGGTAATCTGTTTTAAAGGATCTAGTACAGTGGATAATTTTAAACATGACTTATATTCACAGTTTAACCCTGCTGAGCTTAGCAAAGTAATGCCGAAAGGAACTACAGCTACTTCTGGTATTGTGGGGAATGTTACAGGAGCATTTGTAAGTCCATTAAACAAAAGTTGGGAAATCTTAAAGCAGACAATTTTGGAAAAATCTCCTAAAAGACTATTCGTAACAGGCCACTCTCTTGGTGGGGCATATGCTACAGTATTTTCATTTATAGTTGCAGAATGTCATGCGTCGATATTTCCTTCTATTGAATCAGTTCACTTAGTAACATTTGGAGCTCCAACTATCGTTACAGATAAAGCTCGAAATACATTTAATACTCATTTAGATTCTGGATTTATGACTCTGGACAGAGTTACGTCATTTGGTCTGGTGCCTGATGTTATACCTGGTATACCTGCTGGGTTTTCTCATCCTGGTTATCAACCGCTGCGAACAGAATTTCAGCCTGAGAAAAGAACGGGGAGAGCATATAACATCGACACTATACGTAAAGTATATCAAACTGGTGGTTTGCTTGGATTAGGACCTGAAAAGAATAAGTATGAGCGCGAGACTAAGACACATATGCCTACCCGTATTGCAATCGCAGCTAAAACTCCAGTAGGAAAGGGATTTGCCCATGCTGAATATTTCGATATGATGTTCGCAGGAGCCATGAGATTCGCTGGAATGAAAAACGCTGGATTCACTGGCAATACCTTTGTTGGTGAAGTGTATGAATCTGGAATTTCATGGAAATATGTTCCTGCAGATTCGTCTGATGTAGCAAAACCAGAACCAGGACCAAGTGAAACGGGTGATCTTGCTACTGTCGGTACACCACCACCAACTGGCCAAGGCAGACGTAAAACTCGTCGTTCAAAGAAAGCATCAAGAAGACGCAAATATTAAACTATTTTTAAAGTATATTCGCCATTATTGGTTTCCTTAAAGAGCTCACGAACTCTTTGAATGTAAATTTTTCTTAAAATATCAATTTGTCTTGGACTTGGATTCTCTATCTTTTTTACATATATTGGTCTTCCTGTATACGTATAAATTGGATCCAAAGGTTGCGTAGTTAATTTCAACCAGTTTCGTAAAGATTTAATACTTGGAAAAAATGTGCGTAATCGAAAGTATTCGTACAATTTTGAATTAATCCAAAGCAAAAATTCATTATCTGCTTCTGGGAATAGTTCGTTCTCACCATATGTCAATACTGGCACAATCGGCATACCCGTTTCTAGAGCTATTCTAAAAATACCTTTGCGATTTTTAATAACCAATTCTAATTGTTTATTTTTAATTCTACCCATTTCATCAACACCTCCTAATGCAAGTGTAATTGAATTATGTTCAGATTCCTTTTTAATAACATTAAATCCAGAAGGCATACAATTAAAGTAAGTTAAAATATCGCCTCCTAGTGGAAAATAATAGAACCAATCATGAACAACTACTTTTGAATTATTTTGTTTAAAATCAGTTAACTTAAAAACATTATGGATACCAGTAGCAACAGCAGTTATTCCGTGTGGGTGCCAAATTCTTATAGATTTTTCGGGTAAAGGATGTAAGACATTTATCTTAAATGTACTTTTGATATTTTCTTCAACAGTTGTAAAGATATCTGGACTCATATTTTTAAATATTTTTCCGATTGTTTCTATAAACGAATGTATTGTGCTTTTTGGGATAAAAAAATATAGAATTAATAATACAATTACTAATGTAAAATTACAAATGAGTAACGATGCAAAAACTAATATATAAAGAAAATTCCACCCAACACCTGTATACAAATATGGTATTATGTTTATAATAATAACTATAGCAGTTAAAATAATACCTATCGCTAATTCCATTGATATATTAATCGAATTGAATTATAATCGTATTACGAATGATTTCATTTGATAAAATTCGTATTAATGAATGTGTTTGTTCTTATTTTCCTTCTAGCATAATAGTTATATTGTTTAGTTTTTTACTAACATTCAAATCTAATAATCTCGCAATATTTGTTCCAGCACAATGTTTAATAATTTACATATATTATTATTTTTCTCATAGATTCTGGCATCTAGTTGACTCTAATATTATTTTTAATCCACATCTTTATTATCATCATGAAAAACGCTTAGATATTAATAGAAATTTAGAATTACTTATAGACTTATTTTTTGAAATATCATTGTGCTTACCAATACTATTTTTTCAATATATGTTAAATACATGGTTAATACCCCCAACGATTTTATTTTTTATGTTTACAACACTTGGAATTTCACATTTATTTAGCTATTCAATTCTAGGATCTGATATACATAGAGATCACCATTTAGATAGTACTAAAAACTTTGGACCTGACTTTATCGATCATTTATTCGGAACAAATTCTAAATATTATTATGAAGATATGAATCAGCATATACCTTGTGCTGTTATGGGCGCTTTAATTGTACACTTTGCAAAATTGTATTTTCAATGGAAAGATTGAGTTATATATTTATGAATAATTAATTTTTGTTAAGCAAATGAGGCATCTATTTACGGATGGATGGAACTCATTTTGGCATCTCATATTTGGTTGCTTGTCAAAATTTTTATGGTTAGCAACACCAGTATTTAGTGCATACCAATTAATAGATCCTTTTGAACAAAACCTACTAGTTGATTTTTCTGAGTTTTTCATGGGCTATAATTTAACTGTATTCATAACATATTTTATGACCTCACACTTAAGTTGAACAATTCATCAAACAAAGTTTGATATCACCTAGATTTGCAATGACATAGCGAATCATCAGGAACCAATCGTTCTTCATATGAATTTCTAGATTGTTTGAAAGATTCGTACACTTGGTAAATAAAACAAGCAAAGGAAGGGAAAAATTGCCCGTTACAATTTCTTCGTTTGTTTTCTTCTGGATACTAAACTCATTCTCAGAGTCTCCCATGATTGTTGTGCGCGATGCGAAATGACCTTTGCAGGAAAACGTCAAAGAACTACCAACATTCTTAATTTCAACCGTTTTCGCTCCTAAGAGAGTCATATCACGACAAATCTTTTGGAAGTCTAAAGACGGCATGGTAATATTGGTAGCAAATTCAGTTTCGGGGAGTTGAATATCAGGCTCATCGCGGTCCAATAAGTTGAGTTTGTATCGCGTTACCTGCTTCTTCTCACCATCTTCCAAAAGAACTCCTAGAGAATTCGAATCTGCTGAGTCAACGTAAAAAGTAATAGTATCATCATTTGTTGCTGTACGAACAATTCGATAAAGATGGTCGGTATTCACACCAATCACAAACTTCTGCGAAGAATGTTTATAATCATACTTCTCAAACTTATCTGCATACAATCGAAAGTGAACTAAGACAGTTCGCGTATTGTCCATAGCAACCATACGAATCCCTTCTTTGTCAAAAATTAAACTCATTTCTACCAGAATACATTTGATAGCTTCCGTCAATGTACGTATTGCGCCCGTCTGTACAGTTTTAGCTTCAACAATGTACTCTGGCATTTTATTAACTTAAATTGTTTCGTGTAAAGCGTTATTGCAAAAAAGGATTGAATCCTTATTAAGCAGTGTCTAATAAACTAAGACTGGTTTCGGGGGGAACCGACTGAATCAGCGAAGAAAGCTTGTAAAGGCTTGGGTTTCATAGCATTTGCGTACGCATCCCAGCCATTCTTAGCAATGAACTCCATTTCTCGCATGGTATAACCATACGAACCTCCTGAGTGACCAGGATAAAGCTTGTGAATGTTCTTGTTGATTTGCTCCAGTTGAGGCGGAGTTTTTCCAAACATAAACGACTCAGTATTAAACGTCTTCATGAAGGACCATCCCTCAGCGAGGGTAATGGCGTCATAAGCGGTTTTGAACATTGTTCGAGTGTTTTCAAGTTCATACCGATCAGAAACAACACCGAAATAAAGGTTGCTGAAGTCTCCAGGTTTGATGCAGGTGCACTCAAGACCACTGTTGGTTTTGAATCCAGCCATTGTGGTGTGAAGGTCGCAGTTGTTGTTAGGCATCGTAATAGTATCACACGTAGTAATTTCGTACAAATCCATTTTTCATCCCATCTTGTTTTTCATTGTTGTATGTTTCTTTTTGGATACGATACGTCCAGCTCTATTATACATCAAATCGTCTTTCTTTAAGCCACCAGCAGTCTTCTCTGCACTACCATGCATAACTTGTGCGCGGCTGCCAAATGTATGTCTTTGTGTCTTATGGTTAGGCATTTACTTATTATATACGATTTTACTCGTCTCAGCTGTCCATATGCCACAAACTAAACTTGCTTTAATTTCCTTTTGACAATGATCACTGAATCCATCTACTTGTCGACAAACACATGGATTTAATCCATACCAATTGTCTCTTTTTTGCAATTGTACCCAATACGAATCTGCATCGTATTTGGGAGTATTAAAATCAAACCCTACTCTCATTCTCATTTTTCTAAGGCCATATTGCCGATTATATAAAAACTTATCGTAATATTTTTCATTAACTAAATACGCCCCAGCATTATACGCTGTCGTAATTTTTGGGAAGTCATATTTCGCATACCATCCTACAAGCATAATTACATCCCAATTTGGTAGCTTTACAAGTTCTTCTAGTCTATCATATCCGCCTAACCATTCTAAATCATCTTCCAAAATCAAAACATTTTTCCATTTCTTTTCTTTTGCCATCCGTAAAACCGCAGTATGGCTTTCTAAACAACCTAATCCTCCTCTTTGTCTTTTTATAGCAGAGAAACGTTCAACTTTCTCCATAGGTATTTGAGCATCTTCGAAAAATTTCATCATGATTTTCTGTCTATCTTCACGATGATCCAAGTTGATGTAGACAATTTTATCTACAAATTCCCACATTACTTTTAATACCACAATTGATTTCATGTATATGACCTCAATTGTGGCCTTTCGGCACTTTTTATTTATATATTGCTACCAGAAGCAGATAACAACTACGTTTAGTTGGAGTACGCGAGACCGCCCATGCCCGACATTACACGGAGCACGTTGTAGTTGAGCGCATACACGCGGACCTGGGCAGTGTTCTGGCCCGTAACCGTGTTGACGGACACCGTGAGCTGTAGGGTGGCCTTGTCGATACGGGAAAAGTTGCACGTGCCAGATGGCTGGTGCTCCTCAGGGCGTAGCGCAAAGGAGTACACGTTAATACCCGTAGAAGGCGTGCGGGTGTGGTGCTGGTAGGGCTGCACTCTATCGAAATAGGAACCCTCACGCTCGGTGAAACGATCCTGGCCGTTCAACTGTAGCTTGGCAACCTCAACAGGGTTCTTGCCGTCGCAGCGCACATCCGCATCTACCAGTAGCTTGGCTAGCAGGTAGTTAGAGGCAGTGCCAGATCCAGCATCAGTGGGTTCAGTTGTAGTAGGAGCATCCGTAGTGCCGTCATTCGTGAACACAGATAGGAGACCAACGGCCAGGTCCCAGTCGTCCGAGTAGTTGAATGGCTGCTGTCCTAGGTAAGAGGTGTTCGCCTCGCCACCTGACGAGCAATCGACGAAGGAATCGCGCTGCACAACCCAGAGAAGCTCCTTCACGGGGTGATTGAAGTTCAGCTGGATCTTGTTGGACGAAGACGTGATCGACTCTGCACCCGTGTACTGCACCTGCTCAATCAGGTACTCGTGGCTCTGCTGGGCGAAACGGCGACGCTCCTCCGTATCAAGGTAGCAGTAGTCGACGTATAGCGAGGCAGCTGCTAGAGAACCAACAGTTGGGTCACCACTGCTGTAAATGCAGTTTGGCTGCGTCTCGAAGTCTACGCTAATGCGCACCTCATGGTACTGTAGCGCAATGAGAGGAATTGCTACACCAGGATTGCGGCAGAACCAGAACTGTAGAGGGATATAAAGGGTCTTGGCTGGAGTACCCTTGAAACCAACACACGACTTAGTGACCTCACTAGAAGAGCAAGGCTCGTTTAAGCCAACACCATGCTCGTTCTTAACTAGAACTAGATCAGGGGTATTGCCAATAATCGAATCAAGAGCACGCACGGTACCCGCCTCCGTCGATAGCTGGGTCCAGATCTGCATCCAGTCACCATATTGGCGATCAATACGCTGACCACCAATCTCCACCTCAACCTGCTTAATTAGGCGGTGACCAATGTAGTGCATCCAGCGGAAAGTCTCGCCTGAGCCGCAGGTCACCTCAGGTAGCACAACCTGCACATACGTCTTGTACATTAGATCGGCATTACGGTTAATAACCGCCGTCACACGCTTGTTGAAATCAGCCTGGCCGTTAAACGTCACCTCAATGGACTCCACGGCGAAGTTGGTGTGGCGCTTATACAGAATCTTCCAGAAGGTAATCTGGGGATTGCCCGAAATATAGACGTCCTGTGCGCCGTAGCTCACCAATTGCATAAGGCCTCCTCCCATATTGTTGTTATGATTATCTGCAAGAAAAAATTCTCTGGAGAAAATTTTCCGCCGAGCTCGACTATTCTTTTATTGAATATACAAATGAACCTCTGGCTTTTCCCGACAGCAAATGCTTTGATAAACACCTTTTTAAGAGGTTGTTTAGTTCTTTTAGTTGCAGTATATGGTTTTGGAACTTCATGGTATAACGGATATTGGTTAGCCGTTGTACATGATGCTATAAGTCTTATTTTAATTAAAGGATTAGTATAAAAATGGTGTTTGGTTTTAAAAAGATTAAACCTCGTATTTTTAAGTCATCATCAAACGTTACAGGAGATATATTTGAAATTATTTTAGAAGAAAATAATCAGTTTAGTCTTCAAAAGCAAGGGTTTGCTGGGCAATCTCGGTTAGAATCTCTGACCGATGTAAAATTCTACGATGATACGCATTTAATAGTGGCAAATCGTGCAGATTGTATGTTATATTTAATTGAATTTGATTATCCTAATAAAACATTTCAAGTAAAACATTCCATACAATTGTATGTAGATAAACGACAACAGCATATAACACTTTTTACAATTCATGAACACAAAATATACTTTACAACACTCACAAATAGAATCAGTGTTGTAGAGATTACTAATAATAAATTAGTTATGAAAGATACATTTACTATTCCAGAACCAGGATCATACCATGGTATTGCGTTTGATCTTACAAAGAAAGATATAATCTATTTAACCTCATTAAAACCATCTAGGAAGCTTACAATTTACAGTTTACAATCAAAATCGATAATACAATCTATTTCACTTCCAAAAATGGACAATTGTGTACTCAAACAATGCACTTTTTTAGATAAGGAACATATTGCTGTAATTGGATCACCATCTACAATCAGAAAGTTTGATCATGATACGACTTATCACTCTTATATTGGAATCTATAATATTCATAAATTCGAATGTATAGATGTTTTAGAAATACCTGTATCACAAGTCGATGATATCATGATTTATAATAATAAACTGTTAGTGTCCCATCAAGGCGCAGAATCGTATGGTAAACTACTAAGTTTCGGCTATGAAAATATGAAACTTGTAAAACTCGATGAAAAACAAGTTTATGGGTTTCCACATGGATTTGATATTCGCAATAAGTTAATGGCATGTACATCCATGTCCAATAGTTCTGTATCCTTATTTAATTTCCAGTAGATCCAAATCCTCCAGCGCCACGATTATCGGGAGCCATAGGTAGATCTTCCAGTCTATCTACGAAGACAATCTTTTTCCATGGGAGCCAGTTGTGTTGAACGACTTGAAAAAGTCGACGGCCACGTTCAATGCTATAACCCAGATCAGCAGAAACACAATCAACACGGGCGATTAGTTCACCACGATATCCTGCGTCTGCCAATCCAATTTGATTCGACATGCGCAAAGGAGTCAAAGACATTGAAGACCGTGCTAGCAAAAGATAAGGAACAGGATTACCTTGAACGTCAAGAGCGGCAAAGTGAGCCCCCAGCTTCATTTCAATACCATAACTACGGTTTTGAAAATCAAGATTGAATTCAGGAGAAATTAGATCAAAGCCCGAGTCAGTCCATCGGCGTTTGCTAAGATGGTCCTCCATATCAGATCGCATGTTATCATCGGGAACGTAAATGTAAAGGCTCATATTACATTACCTATACTGTATCCATGTAAGTCTTTATTGGTAAGAAAGAGATAGCCACGCAAATAGTTGCAGCAAATTGGGCAGCTAAATTATACATGAATTCTTGTGTTGGAACACGACCAATCATCCATGCGGCTAAGGACCCAATAGGAGTAAAGTATCCACTCGTAATACCTTTTGCGATACTGAACATAGCAAAGTAAACAATTGCCATTATAGAAGGTTCAGCTTCCGTAAGGAGTTTTGCATACAAGATAGTTGTAACACCTAAAAATTCAATAAAATATTTATTGAGCATTTACTTAGGTATAAATCTTATATTATTAGCAAATCCATGTTTTCGTGGTAAAATATGATTCGTATAATCTACATGTCTTCGCTCAATATCGCTAAACGAGGGTCTCTGCATACACATTTGTGGCATAACAATATACCAATTATCTCTTTTTTGTAAACGATTCCAATATCTATCTCCTCTGTAATTTCCATTATTGTAATTTGTTTTAAGAATTTCAACTCCCTCTTTATAATTATTCATTAAAGTTTGAAAATAATGATTATTTACCAAAATAGCAGTTTGGGCATATGCTATATTTAGCTTATATGTTTGTTTATTGTAAGAAACACCATGTCCACTTAATAAAATAACATCAAACGTATTTTTTACTAATTTTTCCAAAATTTCAACTCCTTTTTCAAAACTTGTCCATTGTAAATCATCTTCAACAATCAAAACATTTTTCCAGTTGTTTTCAATTGCCATTTCTAATACTGCAGCATGACTTAACGTACATCCTATACCACCTTTCTCGTGTTTTATTGCATCAAATCTAACAATTTTTTCAGATGGAAAAACTTTTAGTAGTTCAGCTTCCACTTCTTCTTTACGATCCGTTCGATGTGCTAAATTAATATACACAACTTTTTCGATTGTCTCCAGTGTAATTATTGGTTGTTTTTTAATTTCAACAACTTCAGTCTTAGTAGATTTATGTAGAGATCTTACTTCAATTATTTTGTTTGATGGTGGTATGGGGGAATCATTTGATATAGTGCCTATATATCCCTTAATATCACAAAACTGGTTTATATTATCACTAAATCCTGCAGATTGAGTTGCTATACATGGCACAATGATATACCAATTATCACTGGTTTGTAATGATTTCCAATATTGATCGTTTGCATATTTACTAGGATTGCCAGATTTCAATAGTTTTTCTAGACTAGTATTTAGATTCTCTATAAGTTTATCATAATAATGATTAGAAACAAGATAACAATGCGCTGTTGCCGCAGAACTTAATTTATATGTATATTTATTATAATCTATAAATGACCCACCTAACATAATTACATCATACGGATTTTTAATCAAACTATCTAAAATTTTCAAGTTTTTTGTTTCAAAATTACACCATTCCATATCATCTTCTACTATAAGAACATTTTTCCAATTATTCAGCTTTGCAAATTGTAAAGCGCCTATATGACTCATAGTACATCCAACATATCCTGTAGTGTGATATATTGCAGAAAATCTTGTAATAATATCGTAGGGGAAAACACGTAAAAGTTCTTTTTGTATTGTGGTTAATCTATCGGTACGTTTATCGAGGTTTATGTATATAACGTTCTCTATATATTCCATTTATCTATAATCTTTTAAAGAAAAAATAGGAAGTGTTTGAAGAACGTGTCTTTGATACTTATAAATTAACGGATGAAAAATCATTCCTTGTACTTCAGACCATCTTAATGGATATTTGCTTTTTTTTCTATTTTCGTCTGTTTCAAAAATATTTTTGGCAGGATGTATTTTTAATTCTTTTAATTTTGAATCCATTAATTTAATTAAATTAGAATACCATTCTATTGTAAGAGAAGTATTTGGTTTACAAATAAATGCACCATTTCCAATTAATTTTTTCCAGTTTTTTCTTACCATAATATCATTAATCGGATCGTCCAATTTAGGAACACCGTAGTCTCCTATTTCTGGATAGCCGCAAATCCATTTATCTTCATTAGATTCCAATTCTTCTAGTGCAGGTAACCATGAATCATTAATTTCTTTAATATCACTATATGCACCTCCATAAAAATGCATAAAATAACATCTTAAATAATCTGATTTATGATGTGTTGCTAAATATTGATATCCTGGGTGTAGGGGTTCTTTTATATAGTTTGATAATGTTGTTGTGTCTATATACACTAATTCTAGACCAGTATTCTTTATAGTTTCAAGACATCTTATTCTATTCGGCGTTAATGGATTTGTTCCCGTCCAAAAAATATATAATTTCATTGTTATAATGTAAATGGATAAAATTGAGTTTATTATAACCCATGTCGATAAATCATTTACAGATGCCGAAATGAATATTTCAGCAATATCACAAGAAATTTTAGATATACACGGAATGACTGGTACAAAAACTCGCCATTTTTATAATAATTTACTTAATGTTCCTGATGCTAGATATCTGGAAATTGGCACATGGAAAGGGTCTTCAGTATGTTCCGCAATGTATAACAATTCTGCTAAGGTTGTATGTATAGATAACTGGAGTCAATTTGAAGGTCCTAAAGATGAGTTCTTAATAAATTTTAATAAATTCAAAGGAAAAAATAATGCAACATTCATAGAAGAGGATTGTTTTAAAGTAGATACATCATTATTGCCGAAATTTAATATTTTTTTATATGATGGAGAACATTCTCCTGCAAGTCACTATAATGCATTACGTCACTATTATAAATGTTTAGATAATACTTTCATTTTTATTATTGATGATTGGAATTGGTCTTGGATAAGAGATGCAACATTTGAATCATTTAAACAATTGAATTTAAATATTCTATTTAAAAGAGAGATTATATCAACACAAGATAATACTCATCCTCCATGGGGTAGCCCTGAGCAACAGGCCTGGCATAACGGGATATGTGTCTTTGTATTGGAGAAACCTACTCAAATATCATTCTTGGAACAATGTGCATAGCTTCTAATTCCTGAGACCACAATTTGACTGCATAAGGAATTGTCTTCATTTCAAACTGGGTTTGTACACCACATGTACCACATTGATAGATGTTTTCCAAAGGATTGACAACTGCCAACGTTCCACACGATTTGCAAAATCCAGTCGTGAAAGGATCAGAAACATCCATCAAACGCTCTTTAGTGAACATTGCGATACCGTGAGATAACATACAATCACGCTCCATTTCACCAACTCGCAGACCACCATCACGAGAACGGCCTTCACATGGTTGACGAGTCAGCGAAACAATAGGGCCACGCGAGCGAGAATGTTTCTTATCGATGACCATGTGTTTGAGTCGTTGGTAAAATGTAGGACCCATAAAGATTTCTGCTTGCATCATTTCGCCAGTTTGACCATTATACATAATCTCATTGCCGTACGGATGCATACCTATACTCAGTAACTGCTCGCGAATGTTTTCAACTGGAAGATGGGAATATGGCGTACCATCGCCCAAACTGCCCTTTTCGGTACACACTTTTCCATACATAGTTTCCATCAATTGTGCGATAGTCATGCGTGAAGGAACTGCATGCGGATTCATAATTAGATCAGGACGCAATCCCGTAGAAGTAAACGGCATGTCTTCTTCATCCAACATAATACCACATGTACCTTTCTGACCGTGACGACTAGAAAACTTATCACCGACATCAGGAACACGCTCAGAAACCACACGTACTTTCACAAAGGGATACCCGTCTGAGTTTCTATCTTGCCATACACCATCCACACGACAATCCTCAGAGTTCTTGTGAGTTGTTGAAGAATCGCGATATTGGTAACCGTTTGCGTCATTTTTTATAGATGTAACTTTTCCAATCACAACATCATTTCCTCCAACGATCGCATGCATGATAGGAACGCCATTGTCACCAACAGCATGATACGATGATGTCTTGAATCCTCGAGTATTTTCACGTCTTGCTTTCGTAAACTTCTCTTCTTTACCTGAAGCGATATTACGATGCTCTTCGTCTTTGTAGATTGTGTAATACAGTGTTCGAAACAGTCCTCGATTGACAGAACTTTTATTCAAGATAACTGAATCCTCCTGATTATATCCACCATAGCAACCAATAGCTACCATGATGTTATCTCCAGATGGCATTTCATGAGTCTTTAAAGTGTGCATCATGCGTGTTTCAACGAACGGGCGCATTGGAGAACAGAGAATATACCCATTTTTATCAAGTCGTTTCGCATAGTTCCGTGCAAAGATACCCATCGCTTGTTTCCCCATAGCAGATTGATATGTGTTACGAGGAGACTGATTATGATCACTGAACGGAATACTGTTTGCCATGTGACCCATAATAAGCGTTGGGTGAACTTCACAATGAGTATGTGTTTCTGTGATTTCAGACGGATTCATTGCAACTCGAATGACTTCGGTCTCACAAGGATCAATATATTCTAGATTGGTACGAATCCATTCATTCCACTCTGAGTTTTCAGGTGGACCTGTCAAAATCTTACCTTTCTCTACCCGAAATAGCGGTCGCACAAAACGGCCACTATCAGTTTCAATGTTGATAATGTAATCACGAACATTCCAAGAAATCCCAGTGTGTGGATGTAATGAGAAATTACGCTTTGCGCCTCGTAAGAACGTATGAACTTCAGTAGGATTCTCGGTATATGCCACAATCACTCCATTCACAATAATCATTGTGCCACGATAAACGTCAGTGATCTTTCTAACCCAATGCAGATCAGTTCGTTTCTCTAAGACATTCAAGACAATACTTGCAGGAGTATGCTGTGAAATAGATGTTAACATAGCCATAGATTTCACAATGCCTACCGAATGACCTTCTGGTGTTTCAACGGGACATACATAGCCCCATGAAGTGCCATGTAGTTTACGAGGAGCCAATAGTTTCCCTGATTTTTCAACAGGTGTTTGAATGCGCCTTAGATGGCTGAGAGTAGCAGAATAGGAAAGACGATTCAACACTTGCGATACACCTACCTTTGTTGCGTTTGAAATCGTACTACTTGTTGCGCCTAATCCTTGGACTGTGAAGTTACCTGTAGCAAGTGATTGCTTGAGTTTTCCTTCAATAGTCGAAACTTTCAATATTTTATAAAGATTGTTTACATTGAGAATTTCAAGAGGACGAGGTGTTTCGCCTTTCTTCCAGCTGTCGTTGTTCACTTCATGTACAAACTTGCTTCGAATATCTTTGCAGACCTTTTGAAACAATTGACGAAACAAGTGTGTCAACAAAGCTCCTGTGGTAACAACTCGTTTGTTTGGATATGCATCGCGATCATCAATGTTGATAACTTTATCGGCTGCTAGCAAGAGACGACGTACTAACCAAGCTGTCAGTAAAACCTTACGAGAATTCAACGTTTCCGCAGAAGACTTATCGCCGCCAAACTTTACGTGTGGCAAGTACTCCGTGTCCAGTAAATTACGAACATAGGAATGCTTATCATCTAACGCGGTACCATATTGTAGATGATGAGTTAAATACGTAATTGCATCTTCGTGCGTATATACTTTAATGTCTGAGCACTCTTTGAACGACGCTGCTAATGCTTCGGTATATTCGCCATTAGGAGAAATGAGATTCGCGATGTCCTCATCAGACTCTACTCCAAATGCGCGAAACATAACCATCAAAGGTAAATCTTCGCGAAAACGAGGGACACAAATGGTCAAAGGATATCCCATTCCGTTAAATTTCGTATTGACACGTACCTCTAGTTTCTTAGGGGGAGTTGTGAATGATTCATGTAGTGACTTCATTTCTGCAGAATATGTGTATTTAGCGGATGGTTTCTTGTTATAGAAAATCATGATTCGATTATCTGCCACCTTTTCTTGGCACAAAATTGTTCGCTCAGAGCCATGAATCAAGAAGTAACCGAATGGATCATATGGGCATTCACCAATTTCCTCTTTCGACAAAGGATAGTCATTCATGATACACAAAGAAGAACCCAACATAACAGGAATTTTACCGAGAGAAACACCCTCGAAAACTTTCACTTGTTCATCGTACTCAGAAAGCGTGTCGCCTTTATAAGATCGAGCAGTAAATCGAACATCACAGAACATCTGTGCGGCATACGTAAAATTACGCGCACGTGCTTCCTGTGGAAACATGGGCTTGATTCGACCTGTTGCTTCTTGGATACGAGGCTTCATATATGTAACGTTTTCAAATCCAAGTCGAAGTTCATACTTATATTTCTTTAGTTTCTCATCTTGTTCGTGCCACACAACAATCGGCGCAGTCGATGCAACAATCAATGGAATTTTATTACGAATAAAATCCTCGAATGACTCGATTTGATGCTCCACGAGCTTAGGGATTCCTTGGCTTTGAAAGTACGTGTTGATTGTTTCCCACTCCATGGTAGTTTAGTGAATCATGTTCTTCGTAAATCTATTCATTCGTTTTCAATAATAGATGACTGAAAAAGGAGGAGAGATTAAAATTAAAAAATTGGGAGGCGACGAAACTCCTAAAAATTCAGTTATACCCATGGTAAACGATCCTAAGTTAAGTGGCGGTACAAGCAGAAAAACATTCCCAAAAGGGATACTGAAAACTGCAAAGATCAAGCCAACAAAAGATGCAGCAAAACATCCTGCTTTAAAAAAGTTTATGAAGAAGCACACGATACGCCTTCTTACAGAGAAAGGACACGATCACCGTAAAAAAACAATTAAACAAAAAATTGCAAAGATGAGCGATGGAAAGGTCAAACACCTGGTCGTAAAATCAGGCTTATCGAAAGGGGTAGGTCCTCCAAAACTTCTAAGAGAGATTTTAGAAGGCGGAATGGTGGCAGGTTTCATTTCTGCGTGATAATTAACTAGAATGACGAAAGTTTGGGGTCCTATGGGGTGGATGACACTCCATTCAATATCTGTGTGTTATCCCGATGAGCCTACAGAAGCCGAGAAACAAATCTTAAGCGAGTTTATGGATTCATTTGCCACAACAATAACGTGTGTTCATTGTCGTAATCATTTTTCAACATTATTCACTGGTTATAAGAAGGGAGTTCCATCGTGGAAAAATAGCAAGAGAGATTTGTTCCTTGCTATATGTAGAATGCATAATTCTGTGAATAAACGGTTGGATAAACCATTACCAAAAACAGTTAGTGAATGTTTACAATCATTGAAAAATGCCACGAGTTATACGAATCAAACTGAATTTCGAAAAAAGTATATTGAATACTTATTTAAAGATTGGAACATATATGGACGAGGAACGAGTTATTTACAATTGGCTATTTCTTCTGCTAGAAAAATGAAGAAAATTAACGAAGAATATTGGAACACAAAAGAAACGTCGTATGACTCGGTAGTTTTTGAGGAAGCGGATGTTCTTAACTACCAAAATCAGCCAGTATCTACTAAGATCACATTTGGAAAGTTAAACATAAAGAATGTAAGATGGGATCCTAAACTAGGCTAACTTTTGTAAGCGAGTATTCTGGATTCCAAGGAAGTGAAATTCTAGGCTTCATCTCCCAATCGTGGCATTTCATCCACGGATTGCGAGTTTCTAAATAGATTTCATCAGGATAAAGAACGCGTCTTTTTGCAAGACGAAGTGATGTGCTAGGCATAATAAACTGTAATTGTCGCGTAATATTGAATGACAATGCTTTTTTATGGAGAATTGTATATTCATCGTATCTAACAATATCTGCAATTAAAGGAGCATCTGCATACGGATAATTCCAATACCAGTTAAAGGGTTCACCTGTCTTGAAGTAATACCAAGTCCAATGAAACGTTTTCCAGAATGCTTCTACAACGGGCTGAATACTTCGAACACCATCTAGAACATGCAAACGATATTTGCGAGAAAATAACGATGTATCTTTGCCTAACATGCCTTTTTCTTCTGGACGCTTTCTTAACCCAATTCGTTGAGTGAGTACCTCCATTTCGTTTGCAGCTGCCACTTTCAAGAATTTTTGGCGTCCTTCGGGAGTTAATAAATCTGGATTTTTAGCTTCTTTATACGTATGTAACGCTCGGTCATAACCATCTTCTCTCAACGAAAACATCCCTAGATTCGGCATGAAATCATTACCAAAACATAAAATACTTAAAACCATGTATTGCTCAATTGGCATGGGCAATTCCTCCAAAAGTTTCCAAATGGATAACGTTGCAAACTCCGCATGTTTTAGTTTAGGATCATTGAATTCATTACTTTCTCGTAATAACCACATACTATCTTGCGACGACAATCCATGATTCTGCAAAGAAATCAAGATTAGATCAGCATCCAATCCGTACACACAAATAGTTTTTCGTTGATCTTCTGGGATCTTACGAAGTTCATACACCAACTTATGCTCACCTTCTCCTGCAATAGATGTGCCATTAACAATTGCGAAGGGGAATTTTAGTTTGAGTGCAAGATCAAGCTCGCGCATATAAGGTGTATCTGGGGAAATTTGGTTACGATCAAATGTCCCATCACCTTCTTTTGTTCGCATACGACGATAACGTTGCTGGACAATCTTAGCATAAGGCACTAAACCATCCATAGCAATAATCAGCTGCTTTGATTTGCAAATGCTATCTACGATGTGTTGAAGAGCTTCTAATACAGATTGAATTGGATCTTCATCTTTCAAATAACGATGAATCAAACAATTGAAGTCAATAACAAACACATCAACTTCCATCGTTTTAACAGATTTAATAATGCCTTTGTGACGCTTGGATAAACTTGCAAAATAGAACGGGATTCCCATTCTATGTGTTAGGCCGAATAGGTTAAAACTCTTGTTAGGAGGATAAATGTATTGGCTTGGGGCAGTTCTATTTTTGATTGGGGTCGCAGTTTATATGTATTCGGTTTCTGGTCAGGTAAAGGTTGCTTCGGGATGTAATTCCTGCCCTAAGAGCAATGGAAATCTGTCCTCGATGTAAAAAACCTAGTAAAATAACAACATGGGAAGACGATGGATAAAGAAAGTGGTAGAGCATATGAAGAAAGGATCCTTTACCAGGCAAGCCTTATCTCACCATATGTTACCTGGTAAGTTTGCAAGTGAGGTAGTAAAGCATCCCAAAAAATATACTTTAAAAACTCGTCGTCGCGCTCAATTTTTGAAAAATATCCAGAAGTCTACAAGAAAAAACTCTCATAAAGAATAAACAAATGACGTATATGAAGATATTATTCCATGCGATTCTCTTCGCCCTCTTCGTCCCTGGCGTTCTCGTAACTCTACCTCCAGGGGGTACTGGATGGGTAGTTATTGCAGTACACGGTTTGCTGTTTGCTCTGCTAAGCCACTTTGTGTATACTACCCTGTTTAAGTCGCTGTCTTAAAAAACTTCAAGCTTGAAGTATAAATGGATCTAGTTCGAGTAATTTTATCAGCGTTATTGTTTGCAGCGTTCATACCTGGTGTACTCGTAAAACTTCCTAAAAATGGAAGTCACCAAACTGTTTTAGTAGTGCATGCTGTATTATTCGCGGTTGTCACAGCAATTGTAATGCATTTGTACCAACGCTGTGTCGTAGAACGTTTTGGAAACTACGGCCCAACCTGCCCCAATGGGTATGCTCCAGGCACAAACCAAGGGGGCCAGCCCGATTGTGTTCCAACAGGCCGCGCGACATACGATCCCCAAGGTGGCTTCAAAGCGAATTCCCCTGCTACTAAATAAATGTGGAAAAATATTGTTTTAAAAGCAGCATTGTTTGCATTAGTTGCTTCTAGCGTTAATGCGAGTATTCTTCAAGGATTTTCTTTAGCAGAAAAAGCGCTCATTCTTGGAGGAGTTTTTGCGGTATTAAATCATTTTGCATATCGGCATATTATTGAGAGATTTGATAATCCTGATACACGAGTTGACCAGCCATGCCCACCTAATTCTGTGAAGTGTCCATCGGGCGATTGTAAACTAAAAACGGATATATATGGAATGTGTTAGAAATATGCAATGGACGACACAACAGATACCTATCTTGCAATAACAGGAATTTGTATAAGCGGAATTTGTGTATTGGGTATCATATGTCGAATCATATACGTACGATGCTGCACTGAACGTTTGTACGAAAACGAATTCACTATTATTCCATAATATAACTAGTAAATGGAATTCAAAGTAGTTTTGGAAATCTTGGACAAAGTACTATGTTCAAAGTTGGGAATATACAACACAAATGATGTTTTACTAGAGTTTACAGCTGAAGCGGTCAAGCACAATCCTCTTTTGGATACTCACTACCTAAAAAAATATACAAATAAATGTTTAGGATGTGTTGAAAAACAAGCAAACCAACAAGCCCATATGACATATGGTGGATGTATGTATCTTGATTGAGAGAACCTTATAACAAACCCTTTATGTGAAGTATAAGACTTTCACATGTAGGTTTGAATTCACGTACGTCTTTCGTTTTTGGGTACATGGTTAAGATCACACGAACTGCAGATTCCTTAAAGGATAATGGTGGCGGATAGTCGTCATTAATGACAGCTAGAACATATAATTTTGGAACATACATGAATGTCCAAGAATCTTCCTTCCATCGATCTTTTCCACTTGTTTTTGTAGAAATTACAATCAATTCACTTATATGTTTACCAGGGATCACATCGCCAACTACTATGTCGATGCGAGTCCCATAACATGTATTGCAAACATATCCATCTGCATTGATATAAACTTGAGTTTTGTAGGGAATACTGTTTTGGCTTAAAATGTTTTCAATACATCGTTCCCACCATCCTCCAATACCAGTGTTTCCAATCATACTCTGCCTCACAGCAAACGAATCGTTGTAAAGCTTCCATACATCTTCGTCTGGCCATCCTGAAAGCATAGGTTGTTTTTCACGAAGTTTTCGAACACATTCTAAATGTATTCGTTGTTGCTCGTGTTTGTGATCTATGCGAATTTTATCGTCCATTATACGTTTAATCCCATATCTGTCTAAAGGTGCTGATCATATTCAAACATATGAAAAAATGTATGCCTACACTTTTCCCGAACACGTATAAGTTGCTACGTTATACTTGCTCTCGATTCTACGTGAATCTTAGCGTCTTCTTTAATTGTCTAAGATGACAGCTATATCTTCATATAACTTGCTATGATTTATCTAGCTTGGTGAACTTAGTATCACCTCTCGTCTATCAGCACCTCCTTCGCTGATTGATATGATCTACTTCAAGACCTCTTTTACCTAGTTCATTTTACGGATGAATATCCTATTTACTGCCCCTTCTTCCGCAGTAAACTGTATTGCACATCTGTGGCTTCTCGACCACGTTCTGCAATTCCTTACTCGCTGAGATGCGAGTAGTTCCGAGTTATTCTTGATTCAGCACATGTAAGTATTCATAGGACCTTTATTTTTTTTAAATATCGGTGTTATTTTTCTTAGATGTTCTTATGTAGAACTCCTGACATATACTCTCTTGAAGTTGAAGAATCCGTTTTTTACTGTTCTGTAAAACGGATTCTATGTCACATTTGCTGATAAATAGTACACAAAATGTCGTCTGTTATCAATCTTACCAACCCCGAGATGCAGATGCTAGCAGGTATCATGACGAAAGTCGATTGGCCAGCCTTTGCAACCGCATTGAGGAAGGCCAAAGGAAACCCGACAAAAAAGCACTACGCTGTACTCTTTGACTATGTTTACTCTTGTGTTCATGAGCCAATTGCTATGATCGAGAAGGTAAAAGGAATGTCAGTTTCCGTTCACGACGCGATTCAACACCCTAAGATTGATGAGTGGTTGATGAACACCTTCTGCACAGGTAACTGTCAGATTTATACTCGTCGAAAGATGGATTTTACGAAGACTGGTATGGAGCAAATCACACACATCCGCCAACTGCTGGTTGTGTTTGAGCCTTATGCCTTCCACCCAATGGGAGCACCGTGCCCCCAACCTCTAGCAGAAGACGAATAATTATTCTTGCTAGAATTTATGCACAAAGTTTTCTACGGCACTCTTCTTTCAAACGCAAAATATCAATTAAAAAATTTGGAACATTTGCTTATTAGAGCTGAGCATGGCTTTTTAGCTGAGAGGTCAATCGATCAAGCTATTGAGCATCTAATGAAAACGCATGAGCATTTAGTACAAGCAAAGTCGGCATATATTAACCATCTTCAGGTCCGTAACACTCAACATCATCATCATCTTCAATCTCAACCTCATCCTCATACATGACTTTGTCAGTCATGATTGCATTCTCGTAGTCCTCATCTTCATATAAGAATACACGACGCAGAGTGGTTCCAGGCTTAAACTCTGTCTGTGACAGGAAAATAAACATTTTAGGTAACAAGAATCTACTCTTATGCGAGTAATTCCGTTTTGTATAAAATGGAATTATTCGCACTCACTATTTTACAACTAAAATAAAAATGGAGCGCGTTCTCATTAACGGGCGATTTTACTTAATCACCGTCAACGGCCAGGTGTTCCAAGAAGATGGAACGTTCATTGGCTTGATTCTTCCTAAACCCGTTCACAAACGCATTGCTGAATTGCAAAGGGAAGGTGGTTTCAAACGCTGCGTATAAACTCCCACTTTAGGTAGTCACATATACGTTTCCATATAGTGTCGTGCGCGATTAGACGATCACGACTTTTTAATAGAGGAAAGTATACTTTGTATTCGTCTAACTCCAAGAGTTCGAAGAACTTATAAAGGATGTATGAATAAGATAGAAAATTAGTACGATCATCAGGACAGTACAGCAAAAAAGGAGCTTGGATTTCTTGGAACATGGCTCGTATTTTTTCCTCGATCTCTGGAGTGATTGTCGGAGGAGGGTTTCCATTGAGTCGAGATAATATGTGCGTGGCATGCTCGTAATACTTAGATCTATTAAGCTTCTTTAAAATCTCACGCATACCTATTTCAGTTAATTCTGCAATATTCTGGATTCGTCGTTTCTTAAGTTCGCATATAACTTCATTCATAACTTCTTCTGGAATAATCGTACTTTCCTTTGCTTGAAACTGGTTTAGAATTTCATTTAAGTGATTGATTTTCTTGTATGCGTAATTGTTACGTTCTTTTGGTGGATCTCTAAAGGAAGGAAAATCAGAAACAACTAACATATATTCCTCAGATCCGCAAATAGGGCATACTAAAATACCTTCTTCTGACAGTTCTTCTCTTGCAATGTTGCAACGATCACAATGTTCGGTAGTGCACGTTTTTTCTATGATTTCGCCACCTGTATTCAGCTTCATCCGCGCCGTGAACTCTTCATATAAATCCTTTTTGGATACCATCGGCGATTCTTGGACAGTCTGTGTTAAATATTTTACGAATGTATTTTGATCACCTGGACTACTTACCATACTCTGGACTTTATCTGTTTCGCCGTAATACTTCAAAATAATATCTGCATTTTTTATATAATATTCTTTTAAAGGATCATCTTGTGCCAGTCTTCGCTCTATAGTTCGTAATTCATCTTGAAGTTTTGTAACCTTATAAATATCTTGTATATCTTCTAATTCTTCCTCGATTTCGACTTTTCTTGTTTTAAGTTCGATGAGATCAGCATCTTTTATAGATGATATTAAGTGTTGATGTATTGAATCTAAAGTTCCTGATAAAGTTTCAGATACTTTAGATTTTATAGAAGTTTCTCTAGACTTCTTGATTCTAAAAATATTGTCCATTTGATTAAGCTTCTTTATTTCCCTGAAAATACGAAATACATAATTGCTAAAGCTGCAATAAGTGTTGGTATAGCAGGTAAGATGCCACCACCGCTGTTTGTAAACGACTCTTTCCCTGGGTTATTGAATTTTGCGCACATAGCAGGATCCGCAGGTTGACACTGGCTCCCAGTGAGATCAGGATCTAACGCTCCGTTCACATATCTTGCTTCTAATCCTACTGTGGTCGACACTGGACATGCAATACAAATACATGGTGGGTTGGCATCTTGTGTAAGAGATGTAAAAAGGTGTAAAGGATTCAACCCTTCTATATCATCTGCTACTCCAGGAATAAGGCCATTAAAATCAGACCCTAGTTCAGACAGTGCAGCAGGTAATGCTGCTGCTCCCGAAGACATGTTGTTAATGTAGTTGTATCGTGGCTGCAGTGTTCCATCAGGAGCACTACACATTCCACCTGTGTTCACGAAATACTGATTACCTAATGGCGGGTTTCCAGTTATAAGCGCCTCTACGTAATATATGATTGCCTTTGTATTCGTAAACAACTGACCGAAACTTCCATCTGCGCCAACACCTAGAGTTCTAGGTCCTATAAGCGAATCTGAGTAACTATAATCGGGTCCCAAAAGTGCTGTTTCTACCTTGTCAACATCGGCTGCTGCGTTACTTTCTGCAGCTTTGATATCATCCCAAAGAGAGTTTGATCCCGTGTCTGCCATTGTTAATTACTTATGTTTTTTGATATAATCAATTGATTGTTTTCTGTATACCATATTTGTGAACATACATGGACGTTGAAGCAACATACTTTTCAATACAGTCTCAACTGGATACCCAAATTTAATACATACATACATAAGTGTTAGGAATGCGCTTCGATTGATACCACACTCGCAGTGGACATAAATCAATGTACATTCTGGATCGCTCAAGAATTTGTCCATAGCGGTTTGAAATGCAGGATACCACTCTGTGATATCTTCTTCTATACTATCAATTGCCCCTATACACGCATACCGTTCTGGATAAGCTTCTATGAAATCAGGATCACCAAGACAATCTTCTGCACAATTTACTATGTGGGTTGCTTTTTGTTCTACTTTGTATGCCGATCCTACTTTGATTTTTGAGTGTACTTGTGCGTTAAGATCATATCGCCATCCTCTTGAACTACGAACATACTTGGTCCACAGTTGTTCCATGCTTGCTATTGTATCTTCGAGAAAAACGTATTCGTTTTAAGCATAGGAGGTTTATATCAACAAAATGTGTTATAAGGCCGTGCATAACCTCCACTTCCATATCGCTGAGATTATTAGGAGGGGGAAGGTGCTTGCAACAGCAACCAACAAACCTGGAGGCAGGTCCAATGGCTGTGGCTGGTCAACTCATAGTTTACATGCTGAACGCGCAGTCGTGAAACGTTTTGGAGACGTATCACAACTTCGTGGTTGTATTCTTATAGTAAAACGTTTCAACAAACACGGCGAGATTCTAGGTTCAAAGCCTTGCGAAGACTGCCAGAAGTTTCTTGGAAAGTGTATGCATAAGTACGGCCTGCTGAAGGTGTATTATTCCTGATTAAAAGAGGGATCCAAACAGGGTTCCCACAATATACGCGATAACTACAGCAACTCCCGACAAGATTGCAGCACCCATATACGAAGGCACACCTCCCGATGTGTACGTATTTGGAATATATTGCAAAATGAGAGATCGAGGTGTCGACAGCGAAATAATCATCGCAGCCGCAAAAAACCCGAAGTAGACCATCACGTTTTTTACCGCATATCGTATCGTATTAAATGTATGCGATTGCGATGTTAAGTTCATAGCTGGTTTATGAGGAGACGTATTTTCAGGAGAAATAAACGGAGTTACACCACCTGTAACAATTGGCGAAAAGGTAGTTGACTGTGGCAACGAAGGATTTTGAACGGGTCCGCTTCCTAAAAGATCGCTCAAATCAGTTGCACCGTCTGCCATTTATTTAGAAGAGAGGATTTCACATTGGGCATCCTCCGCATGGTACTGATAGCACTTTCCTGCAATTTTTACCGTTTTGCCTTCAATTTCTTCTAACGACATAGGTAAGGTCTTTTTTGTTTGAAACGGTTTATGAAACATCAATATAGCAACACCTAGTCCAACAATAAACGACAAAAGCGGCAACGTCTCTTTAGATATTGGATTCATTTGTGTTGAGATGCGATGAAATTAAGCGAAGATGTTTGCGCCGTGCATGGAACTTCTCTTGTCTTAAATTTTACACAGCCTGTTTCGGTATGTATTATCTCGTCATCATGTGGGGTTGGAACTTGAGGGTTTGTTCGCAAAGGGGGTGTAAACACAACGGCTATAAGAAGCCCTACTAAAAATCCAGAAAACAACCAAAACACAGAGAACATTCTTATTTATGTTATGTCATAAGTTTGTAGAGGGGTTTAAGATACTATCTTCTAGACTTAAAGGCGCGGCTTTTTAAACGTTCTTGGATGCTACGCCTATTGCGTTACCAGTAAAGATTGTACCTGTAGCTGGCGACCACGTTAAACCGTCTGTAGATGTTAAAATTTTAGTAGCTTGAAATCCAACAGCTACCCATCGAGAGCCATTCCATACGACGTCATTTCCTTGTACATTAAAAGCTCCACTAATACCACTAGCTGACCAAGTTAAACCGTCTGTAGATGTTAAAATTTTATTGGTTCCAGAGCCAACAGCTACCCACAAAGAACCATTCCAACCCACGCCAAGCCCGCTTATAGTAAACACTGTACCTGCATCTGCTGCTGACCAAGTTAAACCGTCTGTAGATGTTAAAATTTTATTGGTTCCAGCGCCAACAGCTACCCATCGAGAACCGTTCCATGCGACGGCATATCCGCTATCAGTAAAGATTGTACCTGTACCTGCTGACCAAGTTAAGCCGTCCGTAGATGTTAAAATTGTATTACCTCCAGAAAGACCATCATCATACCCAACAGCTACCCATCGAGAACCATTCCACGCCACAGAATTTCCTTGTCCAGTAAAAACTCCACTAATACCGCTAGCTGACCAATTTGTTCCGTCTATAGACGTCAAAATTGTATTTCCACCACCACCACTAGAACCCCTCCCAACAGCTACCCATCGAGAACCGTTCCCCGCGACACCATTTCCGCTGACAGTAAAGATTGTACCTGTAGCTGCTACCCAATTTGTTCCGTCTGTAGATGTTACGATTGTGTTACCTCCACTCCCATTTCCATCATACCCAACGGCTACCCATCGAGAACCGTCCCATGCTACTCCACTTCTTAGTCCGAGAGTACCTCCACTTGTTGTTGGTGACCATGTTAATCCGTCTGTAGATGTTAAAATTGCATTACCTCCAGCACCAACTGCTACCATTCTTATAGGTTCAGCGGTTGTAGTAGTCGTTGTAGGCTGAGCGGTAGTTGTGGTAGTTGTAGGTTGAGTTGTAGTAGTCGTTGTAGGTTGAGTTGTAGTAGTCGTTGTAGGTTGAGTTGTAGTAGTAGTTGTAGGTTGAGTTGTAGTAGTCGTTGTAGGCTGAGCGGTAGTTGTGGTAGTTGTAGGTTGAGTTGTAGTAGTAGTTGTAGGTTGAGTTGTAGTAGTCGTTGTTGGCTCAGCGGTAGTTGTAGTAGTTGTAGGCTGAGCGGTAGTTGTAGTAGTTGTAGGCTGAGCGGTAGTTGTAGTAGTTGTTGGCTGAGCGGTAGTTGTAGTAGTTGTTGGCTGAGCGGTAGTTGTGGTAGTTGTTGGCTCAATTGGTTGGTTTGTGCCATATTCATTAAAAAGACATCTGCAAACATCTTTATAAACGATTGACTGGTAATTTGGTAAGCAGTTTATAGTCGCTGATAAAGTATTTGTAAATAATCCTCTATCGGGGTATTGCACTTTTGAGACAGACGCTTCTGCTAAGACTCTTCGCTTATTTGTATAGGCTTGAGCACTCATTTATGTATTCGTAGCAGGAATTCTAAGCTTACGTCTTACTTTTACAGTTGGAACTTCGAGTGGCTTTGGTGGTTGTTCTTTCATTTGATCAAATTGCTGACGCGCCTGTTCGACGGGAAAACCCCGATACACCATCTCCAGTTTCAACTTTAGGAATTTGTCCATAATCTAATGTAGGAACATTTCTCACTGCATTTTGCCATAAATTTGGTTCAAACTTAATTTTTTCTAGTTCTGGAGGTGTTGCAGTTCCATGACTTCCATATAAAAAATATATGAAAGACCCTATAACCAGAACTAGCAAGCCGATATTAAACCACATTGAAAACATAGAATCTTTTATCGATTTTACCCACAACAAGTTGTTTTCGATTTGACCTGCCGTATCTTTTACCAAATGAAACATCTTACTCACTAATAAGAAGATTGAATGGTATCTTTAACCACAGTGTATTTTGTTTCAATTGTTTTAGCGAGTATTGTTGGAATGAGTTCTGGATTTTTAGGTAACAAAATTTACCCTTTGAATGGAGGCGCTGTTTCTAACTCGGGTGATCCACCCTTGAATCAAGAAACGTTGTCGCAACCTGAGTCTCAGAGTGACATTCCCAACATTTCACTCCCAGCTTAAGAAGCAAGATATCTACATATTTGTTGGTTGAATTGTGTTTACAAATTGTTACATTTTCCAAATGACTCTCAAGAAGAATACGAATAAGTTCGTAATGTTCTTGGGGTGACAAGTTTGACATACAAATTGTTATTGGCGAATTCTTATACATCAAGTGTTCGCGAATGATATCCATTGGTTGTTTTGTATCAAAATGTTAAAATGCATTTAGAGACTGAGCATAAGGATTCTGGTTAAACGCTTTCAAAATAGATGGATGATTACGTTCAACATGGATATCTTCTTGCAAGGGCTGATTGAATCTGTAAGAGCCTAAGCTTTCTGCGTGAGCAGGAGCCGCAATGACATTCGCGCCTGCATTAAATCGCGCTGCATCAATCAAAGCTTGTTCATTGCGATTTGACTGGGCAGAATAGGTTTCAGGGCCGATTGAAAACCCAGTGCCCTGTGCGCCTGCTGGTCCAGGTCTTCCTTCAGCTGTAAGTTTCATGAATTCCGCATAAGGTTCCGTAAACGCGCGAACATATGGAGCCAAAATAGCAATTGCTCCACCAATCGATCCAAAGTATTCTTTTTCAGTTGTTTCTCTGGCCTGAGTTTTCATTGGCTGTTCTGCATAAATCATAGGGGCTGTTTGGGCTCCTACAGCTGTATTAACACGATCCATGCCATAAATTGCAAAACGATCGGGCTTATTCTTTTTCACATCTGCCTGAATACCTGGTAATGTTACTGTGTTTGCGCCAGGAATCACAGGGGGCTCATACGATAGTTTTGGTTTAGTCACTACACGCAACTCATCTGTTGTGGGTGGCAGCGCAAACTCACGAATCTGGTCTTGCTGATATCCTCCCTTTGGAATATTTGTATAACCGTCATTTGCTCCTGGTCCTACCTGAACTTGATCAATTGGAAACACATTCTTCATGTTTTGACCACTGACCATACGGGATTGCATGAAATCGCTTTCATTTGGGTTTCCAAACGGCTGACCACTTCCAGGTTTTGTATCTCCAAATGAAAGTACTTCTCGTTTTTGAAAGTATTCTTTGCCTGAGCCTACATGATTATCCAAAATATGATTGGTTGCACCCGAATACATGCTCTGGGTTACATTAGCCCCGAAGTAAGGAACTTCGTTATTGTGACCTTGCTGGGATTGTGAATGAACAATTTCATCCTTTATTTTTTGAGTTTCGCGAGGTTCAGCTTCGCCGTTTGAATAGTGCTCTACAGGTTGATCTTTTGCCAATAAATATCCAACAGCTCCTAATCCTAGCAAAAGGGCTACTTCTACCATCTTTGTATTTGCTACTTACTTTTTCTTGTCTCTTCCAGACTCTGTCTTAATTTTTGAGACAGTGGGTCTGTGATTAAGCCATGTCATATTTCGAAACGATTGATCGGTTTCAGAGGGCGGTTTAGGCTGGTATGCAGGCGCGAATGGAATATCATTTTCGGGAACATACATGTTCCTTTTTATCGGTGTATCTACTGCATAGTTCATTTATGCTTCTTGCTCATACCCGAGATGTCTTTTTCAAGAGATTGTAATTCTCCAGGAGTATGAGACTTTGCATTCCACTCAGACCATCCTAAACGATTGAATGCAGACACAGTCATGCGGCTCAACATTCCCTTGTACTTGTCCACAAGTTTATCAAAGTCTCCTGCGTTTGTCCCTGGTATAGGTAATGGGAATTTCATGTTGTGATTTTTAGGTTTTACACCATAACAATTGACTCCAAATTTATTGGAAGGGTTAAAATATCCGCCGTTTACTCCTGGACGGCCACACGATGTGCGTTTTGTTTCATCAGATTCTTGTTGCAGTAAATTCCATGTGGAAGTTTGAGTTGGAAACAATGCCATCCCACCTTGTGTCCATCCATATCCACACCATTCACCTCCCGCAGAGTACGCGCTATTTACTTGATCGTATGTTGCTAAGTCTGCGCCATATGCAGCGCACACAGCAGGTGCATCATCATATGTATAATCATTTCCGCTTACAAAAAACACTTCGCTTTCCTCTAACGACTGAGGACTTATAGTAACAGGCGGTGGTGAAGGCGCTGGAGCTTTCTCGTAAAATCGTAGATCTATGTTGCCATTCGCCGAGGTATTGACTGTAAAAACTCCCATTTTAAAAAGTACAAATCCAAGTATTGCTACGAGAACTAGTACTACTAAAAGAGAAGATATACTTCCTGTTGAAACTACAACGATTACAGACAGCAGTGCTAAGCCTGCCATCGATACCATAAGTATTGTTGGGACAGGAAACATCTTTGTTAATTCTCTAGACGATAATAAATCAATAGTTTCATTTTGTCTGAAATAGGAAATTGCTTATGACCATGTTCTTGTACTTGTCTGTCATTCAGCGTAAACCACGAAGAACCTGGTGGCATGTTTCTACCGTACCCCCACCAATGCCCGCCATTGAAACAGCTGACTGAGATGAGAGCATACTCGTGCTTGTTTAAACTTAGAATACTTGGGTAATTAACAGATCCACGTGTTGGTACCATATGAAACATCATAACCTTTGGAAATGATCCTATAAGTAGTTGTTTTTTGCATCCATGTTTCGAACACGTTTCGCACTTCCACTCAGGAATGATTTCTTCAAGTGTTTCGGAAATACATTCCTTGATTGGTTTATTGGGAACATTGCTTGATAGCGTGAATTCGATTACCGTATCCTCCTTGAGTGTCTTTGCAGCGCACGGAGCAAACTCTTGGATTTTAGATGGAACAAGAAATGGAAGCTTATCGCAAAGATAGGCTAGAAGTGAGCGGGCGTCTTCTGCCGAGACTTCATCTTTTCGAATACATTGAACGAGTTCTTTTAGACCTTCATCTCCGTCTGTCTTCCAGAACTTATGCAAACAACCATCGACTACATTTTCCTTTTTGAAATCCTTTTTTGCGTACCGTTCTTCCACTTCAGGAATGCTTAAGACTGATTGAATCGTTACATTCATCCAACTTATACACTGAACGGAATCAGCAATTTTGAATCGTGTAAGTTTATCAAGAAACGGAAGTTTATCGCAGAGATACACGAAAAGCTCATGCGCATCTCCAATCCCGTTTCCTGCTGGCATTACCACTGTTCGAACCGAATCAAAGAATTCCTTTAGGCCTTCCTTTCCTTTCGTCGTCCAAATCTTATGCAAACATTCATCGATCAAATTTTCTTTCTCAAAATCTTCGTCGTCATAACGTTTCTGTATCTCGGGAATTCGCAGGACGGCTTGAATCGCCGTATTTACCCAGCAACTTCCTCGAAAGTTTTGCAGACCGAACATCTTTAATGTTGGAATTTAGAATAATCTGGTAAAAATGGCTGCGGTCCGTTTTTCTCTGTTGGGAATGCGCCTGCTAAATCTGGATTAAATGCGTATGTATCATCGTCTGCACAATCTGATGTATGTTTTCCTTTTGTAGCACATTGTTTCTGGCCTGGTATAGGTGTCACTTCAGGTCCATAAATATCGGGGTATGCATTTTTGCTATCATCTGCATTTTTTGAAGAGGGTACAGGCGCTGGATCTTGTAGTTTAGGAGCTTTTGGGCCATAAATAGCTTCTTCATATGGATCTTTGGGTTTTGTTTTAGGAGGTGTACCGACTTTCCCAAATTTATCCAATGTCGCAATAAGATCTTTATTGGTCATGTTTTCAGTAGGCTTGTAAAGTATGAGAACAGCAATCGCAATAGCAACCAAAATTAGCCAGATCATTCTTCTCTTTACTCAAAGCAAAGAGAATGCCTCGTAAAACTAAAAAATCAAAAAAGAGTCGGCGACGCACGTTGCGTAGAAGAGCAAAGAGAGGAGGTAATTTAGCACAATCTGCTGCTCCTCTTGATAGACAGAACATGGACCTTCCATCTGCTGGTTTCAAGAGTCCTGGCACACCTACGGAAACAGGGGCAAACTATAATCTATGATACAGTTTATAAAAATGGCTGTGTCTTTTCTAGGCCCAACAGGTGCTGTTATGTTTATAGATACAAATGTTGTACGCGGTTATACTGGATTAGTCTATACTCCTGGAGCAACAGGTTCGTTGCTTTTAGAAGGTGATCTTTTAACAACAGGAACAGGAACGTATAATCTAGGTTCAGCTGAAAACCCTTGGGGATCCATTTATGGTTCGATTGCGACTTTGTATATGGGTCCTACAGCTGAATTTGGAGCTGATCAAAATGGGATTGCGTATACTACATTGGGATTCGCAACTCCTTTTATCAACATTGGTCCTGCTAGAGATGTTTTGGATCCTGAACAGATTGGTGGATGGGAAGTGGGTCCTACAGGAACTTTAGGTCAAGAAGATTATGATTTGATTGCACAACAGAAATTGGCAACCGAAGGATTAACGGGACCTGTATATTCCTTGATTAAACGTGTAGGTCCTACGGGAGATACAGGACCTACGGGAGATACAGGACCTACAGGTGATACGGGACCTACGGGAGATACAGGACCTACGGGAGATACAGGACCTACGGGACCTTCATCTACAGCTATCTGTGCAACAGCTTATTCAACTTCCAGCCAGTCTTTCACAGGAGGTACTTCTGCGAATGTAAAGCATGATGTTTTTGATTTTGCATACGGTATAACTGGTGCTACAGGAGCTACAGGATATTTCCAAGTACCGAGCGCAGGTGTCTATAAAATTATTCCATCCTTGCAACTTAATGCAGCAGGCAATGGAGATATTCATGTATGGCTAAAAGTGAATGATCAAAATGTAGCAAATACAACAACTTATCTCGCATTTAAAAATAATGAAAAACAAGTACTTACAACTGAGATTTTATTAGAGCTGGAAGCAAATGATAAGGTGCAAGTGTGGGCACAATCATCAGTAAGTGGAGGTGTTATTGAATACATTGGAGCTGGAGGTAGTTCACCTGATAATTATCCTGCCGCACCAGGTATTATAACCAATATGTATAAACTTCGTTAACTAGCATCATAAGTATAAAATAGCTTGTTTTTTATAAAGATGCTTCAAAGTTATAAGCCTGGTGTTGGTATTTGCAACAATGGACATAATTATAAAAATCCTGGACCAACAGGACCTACAGGACCTACGGGAGCACCATCTACCGTAACAGGACCTACGGGACCCACAGGACGTACAGGACCTACGGGACCCACAGGGCCTACAGGACCTACAGGACCTACGGGACCCACAGGACCTACAGGACCTACAGGACCTACGGGACCTACAGGAGCAGATTCTAATGTAACGGGACCTACGGGACCCACAGGACCTACGGGACCTACGGGACCTACAGGACCTACGGGACCTACAGGAGCAGATTCTAATGTAACGGGACCTACAGGACCTACGGGACCCACAGGACCTACGGGAGCAGATTCTAATGTAACGGGTCCTACAGGACCTACGGGTCCTTCTTCTAGAGTAACGGGTAGTTGGACATTAGCAACGGGTGCGAATACAGTAAGTTTTACAGTACCAGGTCCTGGTACTTACTCATTGTGGGTTAATGGAAATATCCCGAATGGTATTGTTACATACACTGCCACAGTCGTTGTTACAAACACCAATGTACCTGTTATTGGCAGTAGCTATGGTTGGTATTATCAAGGTACTTCCCCCTATCAGCTAGTGCTTACATTCATACCCGACCATGTCGTTGGAACTCCTAATGCCATTAGCACCGCTACGGTTATCACTACAACTGCCACTACGTTTACATTTGGTATCACCAATAATAGTGGTAGTTCCCAAACGGTGAATTATGGTTACACTATTCTTTAACGCAACGTAAACAAATATCTAGCCTGATTTAGGTCAGCTAAGATCTCGTCGCGAATGTTTAATAAATCAGTATCTTGCTTATCAAGAGATTTAGGAAGAGATTTGGAAAGCCATGTAACTGCGCTTTTTAGAAAAGCAGGACCATCTTTATCATGAAAATTGTGTATTTTTATAGAAGCTGTTTTCTTGAAATTAGGACGGCCGTATTTTCCCATATACACTTCTACAAACGTGTCAATGTTTTTGTCAAGTTTGTCGACCAACTCATCAGTAGCCGTATGACGAGGGGAATGCATGGTTTGCCAATGGTATATTTTGATTTGATTTCTTAAAGTTAACATATCAGTAACTATTTCTGCTGACATTTTATTAATGTATCTTAATTTAATTGGATTAGGATTTATAGGGCTCTGTCTTTCTTATCTAGTCTATCAATTTTTTAAACCTACTGCAAAAGAAGAAAAGCCACAAAGATCAGGTCTTTTAGTCGCACAAGATACTGGAAAATCAAAGCAAATACAATCAAAAACTGGGGATGCTTCTATGCAAGTAGAACTAAGAAGACGTCGAGCAATTCAAGGTTCGGGAAGAATAGAACCTAAAAAAATAAAGGAATCCACGTATCAAAAAGGGTCTACAACAGGAGCCATAGAAACATTCTTTATTACAGGAATATGTCCTCCTCTTGCAAGGGTTATTGAAAACTTATTCTACGATGGTGGTGGTGCGTCAAATGAGTAATGCGAAGTTTTAGAAGATATTGGAACAGGTGGTGCGTTTGATGCTGGGGATGCGAATACAAGAGTTTGTGGCAACTAAGATAAGATGGCATGCTCTACAAGAAATATTAAGTTCCAATTACGCAGAGATGTTGCGGCGAATTGGACATCTGCAAATCCTACTCTTTTAGCAGGTGAACCTGGTTATGAAACGAATACAAATAAACTGAAAATCGGCGATGGTAGTACTCCTTGGAATTTACTTCCTTACGTATCTGGATCTGGAGGCGGAACTACAGGACCCACAGGATCTCAAGGACCCACAGGATCTCAAGGACCCACAGGACCACAATCGAATGTAACGGGTCCTACAGGAGCAAGAGGTCTTGCGGTTTTTTATGGAACTGGGACTGATTATGGAAGCTATACAGGCACAAACCCACCACCTCAAATTGGCGATATTTTTATAGATGTTGAAACAGGCGACCTTCTTATAAAAAGTTCGTAGTTCGTACAGAACACTTAAACAAAGTTGTTGAATATATATTATAACAAATGAGCTGGACATCCGTTATTAACCTTAAGGGTGCTACTGGTCCTACTGGACCACAAGGACCCGTAGGTAATTTTGTAGTATTTGACACTGTGCAACAGCTTTTAGCAACACAAACTCCTGCAGATTATCTTACGTCAGCAGCTCCTGAAAAGGTTGGCCAGTTCGTAATTGTAGAGGATGATCAAAGCGGTTTAGGTACTGGAGGGCCTGGTTCTTCGTTTTGGACATTAACTACTTACAATGCTACTCCCTCATTGTGCACGTATACATTCTCTGCATTTATTGCCGAAGTATCTTTAATTAAGGGCGATACTGGAAGTACTGGCCCAAAGGGTGATACGGGCCCAGAACCTCCCCCAGGCGAACAGGGACCTACAGGCGACACTGGACCCACAGGTGAACAGGGTCCAACGGGCGAAACGGGACCTCAAGGCGACACAGGACCAACAGGAGAAACTGGTCCAACGGGCGACACAGGACCTCAAGGCGAGACAGGACCTCAAGGCGAAACAGGTCCTACAGGTGAGACAGGTCCTACGGGCGAGACAGGACCTCAAGGCGAAACGGGACCTCAAGGCGACACAGGCCCAACAGGCGACACAGGTCCTACAGGTGAGACAGGTCCTACAGGAGAACAGGGTCCTACAGGTGAGACAGGTCCTACAGGTGAGACAGGTCCTACAGGAGAACAGGGTCCTACGGGCGACACAGGTCCCACAGGAGAGACAGGACCAACAGGAGAGACAGGACCTACAGGCGATACAGGACCAACGGGCGACACAGGTCCCACAGGAGAGACAGGACCTACAGGTGATACAGGTCCAACTGGAGAGACGGGACCAACAGGTGATACAGGTCCAACAGGTGATACAGGTCCAACAGGTGATACAGGTCCAACAGGTGATACAGGTCCAACTGGAGAGACGGGACCTACAGGCGATACAGGACCAACAGGTGAAACAGGTCCCACAGGAGAGACAGGCCCAACGGGTGAACAGGGTCCTACGGGCGACACAGGTCCCACAGGAGAGACAGGTCCAACAGGTGAACAGGGTCCTACGGGCGATACAGGCCCTACAGGAGAGACAGGTCCAACTGGAGAGACAGGACCTACAGGAGAACAGGGTCCTACAGGCGACACAGGTCCTACAGGCGAAACAGGACCTACAGGTGAGACAGGTCCAACGGGCGACACAGGTCCAACTGGAGAGACAGGTCCCACAGGTGAAACAGGTCCCACAGGCGATACAGGACCAACAGGTGAAACAGGTCCCACAGGAGAGACAGGTCCTACAGGTGAACAGGGTCCTACAGGCGATACAGGACCAACAGGCGATACAGGCCCTACAGGAGAGACAGGTCCAACAGGAGAGACAGGACCTACAGGCGACACAGGTCCAACAGGTGATACGGGTCCTACAGGCGAAACAGGACCTACGGGTGAGACAGGTCCAACTGGAGAGACAGGTCCAACTGGAGAGACAGGACCTACAGGCGACACAGGTCCAACAGGTGATACGGGCCCTGTAGGCGAGCCGATTGCTGTAAACTTTCTAGGAGTATACTGGTACATTGAGAATTCATATGATCAGTACGATGTAGTGATTGCTAGCAATACTGCCACAAATTACCCAGATAACAATACGTATATTTCGTTAACAGGTGGTAACATTGGGGTTGATCCTACACAGGACACTAATTTTGGCGAGGTCCAAGGGACAAATTGGCGGGTCTATACGGAGGGCGGTACTCGCATTGGCGACGCTACAGGTATAGATGGCAGCGGTCCAGAATATGGAGGTATAGCTGGGTTTCGTATTGGCGATTATTTAATTGACAGTGATACTGGAATGTTATGGAGACGCAGTGCTTAGAAATAAATATATACACGGATACCACTTTTCATAGATAAATAAATGAATTGGACCTCTGTTATAAATTTAAGTGGCCCGACTGGTCCAATGGGTCCGCAAATGAAAACAGGTAAATATACAGTAGGAGATTCAACAACAATAACATTTGATACTCCGTTTCTAGATGCGAATTATATTGTTCTTTTAACTCCATATGTCAGTTCTGAACCATCAGGAGTCCCTATGGCATGGGTATCAAATGTAACAAGTGAATCATTTGTTTTAAATTCATCTGGCGCGGATGGAGTTTATTGGACAGCCTATGTAAATATATAAAGACAAGCTACAAAAATACTATAAACATGTCTTGGAGTCCTATTATAAATTTAATTGGACCAACAGGGCCTCAAGGAACAATCATAAAAAATGGTAAATATACTGTGGGAGACCCAACAACAATAACATTCGATACCCCGTTTGCAGATTCGAATTATATTGTAATCTTAACGCCATTTACAAGCCCAACGGGTCCATCAGGTATTCCTGTAGCGTATATTATTGCAGAAAATAGTGGAACAGCTTCATTTGAATTAAACACATCAGGCGTTGATGGCGTTTATTGGGTTGCTACACCTTATATACCTGGACCTTCGGGGCCTACAGGTCCAACTCAGGATTTCGATAGTGGAGGTGGTCTAGGAGTTGCTTCTGACCATAATGGAAATTGGGTGGCTGTTGGGTTTAATCTTGGGTTCAACTACAACTATACAGGCCCTTCGATCTTACATAGCTCTGACGGGTTAAACTGGACAGGAACTACAGGAATAAATTTTAATTCAGGACAAGGGTTTGGTGTGGCATCTGACCGTAGTGGAACGTGGGTTGCGGTTGGATTTAATACTGATGCTCAAGGTCTCCAGGCAGGTCCTTCTATTATTCGTAGTACGGATGGTGTTACTTGGACAGAAACTACAGGCGCAAATTTTGATGTTGGAGGAGCAGTTGGGGGTGTTGCAACAGACGGTAATGGAACGTGGATTGCTGTTGGTAATTATTATGACAATGTCACCAATGAATATGTAGGTCCTTCAATTATTCGTAGCACCGATAGTATTCATTGGACGGGAACTACAGGAGCAAATTTTGATAGTGGTGGAGGTATTGGTGTAGCAACAGACGGTAACGGACATTGGGTTGCAGCTGGCCTCAGTTTTACCCCCGAGGTTACCAATACAGGCCCAACAATATTGTATAGTGCAGATAATGGTCTAAGTTGGACAGGAACTACAGGAGCAAATTTTGATAGTGAAATATGTCATGGTGTAGCAACAGACGGTAGCGGACATTGGGTTGCAGTTGGAGAAAATCGTAATAATGATACGTCTGTAGCTACAGGTCCATCAATATTGTATAGCGAAGATGGTATTCACTGGACGGGAACTACAGGAGCAAATTTTGATAGTGGTGGAGGTCTTGAGGTTGCAACTGACGGTAACGGAAAATGGGTTGCTGTTGGGTATTCCCTTATAAATGAAAGTACCTACACAGGTCCAACAATATTGTATAGCGAAGATGGTATTCATTGGACGGGAACTACAGGAGCAAATTTTAATACTGGACTTTGCGCAGGTGTTACACATGATGGTAACGGACATTGGGTTGCGGTTGGAACTACTTTCACCCCCGAAGTTACCTCTACAGGTCCTTCAATCATAAACAGTAATGATGGCATCACGTGGTTCTAAGACTTCCACTCCATGAATTCACTCTTGGATTTTAATACGGCTTGTTCAGAAGCACGAACACCTTCCCATGATCCAGACATAGCATCATACTTTGCTTGGAATCCAGGATTTGTTGGTTTTAAGTCTAGAAATCCTGATACACCTATTTGCGTACTTGTATTTTGAAACGTATTGGAAGATGTAGGGGCACTTGTTTTTCCTATAGCGTTCAAATATCCACTCCAGTGCGTTTTCATATCGCTCATTTATAATGGAAGAAGACCTTAAAACTGAAGGCACTAAACTTGTTAAAATAAAAGACACTCAAGAGGCGAAGAAACTTCTTGACTCTGAAGGGCCATTGTTGTTGGTCGTATATGCAAAATGGTGTGGACATTGTCAAGCTATGTTCGACACATGGCGTGAATTATCGAATAAAGCAAAGGTAGTTGCCATTGAAGCGTCTGATTACAAAGATAAAGACGTTACAGGGTATCCCGACATGCGGATCGTTAAAAAAGGAAAAGCAACAAAATACGAAGGTGAAAGAACGGTCAAAGCCATGAAAAAAGCTTTACTTGACAAGAGTCTTTCTGGCGGGAGAAGGTTCCGTACCCGCAGGTTTCGCAATCGTGTTAGGAAGACTGCGCGTAGAGCCTTTCGCTGAGACATATCCTTCATGTAATATCTTTGCATGACGAGCAGGCGCAGTGCTTGAGTGATCGGGCGCATCTAGATCTTTCGACAACCATTTCTTGAACCCATCTAGATCATTTGGGACCTTTGAGGATTGCAAAGTATGAAAGGTTCGCATGGCTTGTGCTTGATCAAACAAATCAGTTGTGTCCATATGTAAATCACTTGTTGCTTGGAATGATTTATATACTTCAGTCTTTACATCTCGGCGGTTTGTTGGAGCCGCATCTTCTCTATTCGGGTTGTCCTGTATTTCAGTCAAAAGAACATTCATAAACGGGTTTTCTTTTGATGGCATCGTGTATTCGGGTCCTACCTTATCTTCTTTTGCAATGAATGACTCAATTGTTTTTCCATTAGGAAACAAATTGTTTAGTAAAATAGTCGCAACCATCACTACAGGAATTGCCATTAAATATGCACCAACATGTGTTGCTACAAATAAAATTACAGAAAAATAAGTGGAAAATCTCACAACGGAATTCAAGGCCTCCGCAGTTGTCATATCTTTCGTAGGAACAAATTTACTCCACGTGTCTTTATCAAAAAGAACTGTTGGGGTCTTAAACCAGATTTGCTCCGTCATATTACCTTCTTACTTTGAGTTTTTCTCACGAACCTTTCTCTGCATGCGCGCAATCATTCGCTGACGTCTTGCTTCTGGAGAATTACTCATCATAGTAGCAGCCGAATGTTCGCCTTTACGTCCACCCAAAACATCATTGAAAATGTTTCCAAATAAACTCATTACTTTCGCTTTAATGCCTTCAATTTCAGATACGATTGTTTGCTGTGTAAAATCGCCACGCTGAATCTTTTCATTCATTAATGACTGGATTTTTGTTGTGATTCTTTTTACACTTGGATTTTCGGGATCTTTAATCATTTCAATAAGTTGTGCAGGATCTTCAATATTCAAGTCAAACTCAGTCATATCAAAAGATTCAACTAAATCCGTAAATATTTTTGCAAGACGACAATTCAAAATATAATCGATAATCTCTTGGAAATGCCCCTCTGATTTCTCATCGTTCAAAATACGAGTAACATCATCATTTTCTTGCCCGCTTGCATTCCATAAATTCTTAATCATACCTGAAATCTTTGAAACCTTCTTTTTGATGTCCCCATGAAAAAATGAGCTCAACATACAGGGCAGTATATTTTTCCAGATCTTTTCTCTCAAAGACTCCTGTACATACCGCAAATTGCGCCCAAAAACAATACGGTCAACATTGAAAAATGTGTCATCCTTTTTAATGATTTTTACAATGTCTGGGTAAAACACCTCGAACTCATCCACATTATTGGAAATGTTTATCTCAACAGTTTCGTCAGGAAAAACATCTTTACAAAATTGTTCAAAAACGTCCATTTTGTATCTTTATCTTAGGGCTATGTTTAAGCACGATTTCCAGCACGAGATGCCATGAGTCCACGATCCTGCTCAGTCAAGCAAACACATCCCGAATCAGTATTGAAAGCGGCAGGGCAGCAAGATGGGTCGGTCTTGTTTCCAACTAGAAACATGAGTTTATTGCTATCGGCTTGAGAAGGGAGACCATGTGCAGAAATGGGGGCGGCCGAATGGGGCTCGTTTGCTGCCCACCCAGACAATCCACCGTCCATAGACACACTGTCATAAGGACCCATCGCGGCACCACTTATGGGAGCACCCACCGACTTCTGCACGAATGTTTCCTTTGGTGCTACATTGGGACCGTATTGTACGAATAGCCCAGCTAAAACAGCCGCGGCTAAAAATGCAATGACTAAACTAGTTTTATCCATCTTTATTATCATACGCTCGTGTTTTTTTCACATAAAGCCAGCAGCTGTTAACAATGCAGAAATTGTTAATGCGAAGGCTAATAACTCGGGCTGGAATAATGATAAGAATGCGGAAGTTGCGAGGAGTCCAATAACAAATCCTTTAATAATCGACATACACAGTGTCACAAACGCAAATGCAGAATCAATCAAGGCACTTGATAAAAATGTAGCGATCCATCCTTGTGCAGCGAATCTCTTTAGGACATCGCGGATTTTTATTAGAATAAAGGATACTGAACTTGTTGAGTTTGTGATTTTTCCAAAGACACTTGCTGTGAAAGATAACATTGACGTTCGCATGCCACTCAGCATCGTACGAACTCCTGGTAATGCGGTAGTAACTTCTCCAAGTCCAGATGTTAGATCTTTAAACATCGCCATAATCGCATCAACAGCAAACTTAAAAATATTTTGACCAAACATGTTCATGCAATGTTGGAAGTTCTCTTCAACACCAATATCGGGTCTTACTGCGCCTGCAAAAGGAATGTACAAAGGATTACACCTATATTCATTCCAATGTAATCGAACTTTATCTAAGGATGAACTTGCGTGAACAACACCCATCAAAAAAAACGCCAATAAAGGCATTAGCCAGAACAACCACATTTCACTACTCTTTTGTTGGGAAACTTATAGCGCGTTTACAACTTTCATAATTGGACCATTCATCACGGACTCACCTGTCTGCATTCCTGTTTCGAAGATTAGCATGAATGACATCATGACACCCATAACACGACTCAATAATGTACGCATACGAATAATAATGTATTGAATACTGCTCATTAAATTTTGAATTTTTCCAAATACAGATCCTACTATTCCCATGAATCCACCTCGCATACTCGACATCATTGTTCGCATATCTCCTAGGGCTCCCCCAATTTCACTTACGGTTGTCCCAACAGTGTCAAATTCAGACATGATAGGATCCATCACGAATCCAGCATAATCATGAAATCCCTTCATAGTACATTTAGTGAAATTTGAAAAAACATCATCGCCAACCATATCTGCAAAAGGCATATAAATAGGGTTACATCTATACTGAACCCAATTCTTTTTTAGATTGTCTACTTGACCTAGTGCGAATAAGTATCCAGTTACGCCAAGTGCTAGAATAGTGGCACTTATAAATATGATAATGTCCATTACTTATCGCCTAAAAAAGATACTGAGATAAAAAATTGACCTCTTTTTTTGAAATTTTAGGGGTTTAGGTTTGATAGTTTATAACCTTATCAAGCGTCTCACACTGAGAACCCTTGGCCACTACGACCTCCGTTGTTTTTGGGGACGTAGCAGAGCCTGTTGGGATCAGCGGCGGGCGGGGGCCTTGACAAGTTCACTAGCCAATCAAGGATCTTGATCAACTCAAAGATCATCATCTCAGCGATGATGGTCAATGCGTACGTGATTACAAAGGCAAGTGCGGCAAGGACGAGAGTCGACATAATGGCAGTGGTTGCTTTCGTAGACTCTGGGGTGATGTACACTTCTCTTGCGGTCAAAATTTCCGTTTTTCTTTAAAACGGATTCAAACTGTTGTAAAAATAGTTTAAGGAACTTCCTCATGGATTATCATTCAATGAATTTGTTGGAACTTAAGCAGGCTGCTAAGAACCACGTACCTAAAATCAAACAATACTATATCAAAACACGCGTAGAGCTCATTAAGATATTGTTATTGTCTGATTTTCCCGAACAAATGATCGTTGAAAAGAAAACCATTGCAGAATTACGCAAGGAAGCTCAAGCCAAAAAACTTCCAAATATTTGGAAGTTGCGCCGCTCAGAGCTTGTTGAACTTCTATATCCTAGCACGAACCAGTATGACCAAGATAACAAAGATGGACAAAAACATGATAACCCAAAGCAGAGTCAGGGCGACTAAGTAGGGGTAAATGTGCTGGAACACCCGAGACAGAATTGGTCGCAGTATGTTCTGGTCGAAGTATTCCTGGAATTCAGGGGTCGAAAAAATGCTGAAGATGTCAACTGGTGATTTTTTCATGTTGTTTTTTGTCTTCGTTTGGATATAAACATAACGATGAAACATTCGCAGACAACTCGTTTAGCTCTTGTGCTCGGTGGCGTCCTCGTTGTTGCCTATTTAGTGTCTAATTATTCTTCAGGGAAAGGCTTTCTTGGCGAGGGCATGGAGCAACTAAAAGATTCTTTGGGTGTACAGGGCCCTCTAGCAGACGGCGCTCCTCAAGGCCAGCCAAAACATTCGCAGGGGGGGAACGCTCAGCCGTCTGAAAGCCTACAGTCCCGCAAAGCTGCTGGACAGTCCAAGTATACCGAAACCCACCTAGCGAGCGATGAACTACTACCCAAAGGCGGGCTAGGCGCATCGTGGGCTTCTGTCAATCCTGCCTCTATGGGCGATCTAAAGGGCCAGAATTTCATAGATGCGGGTTACCATACCAATACGGCAATTGCAGGAGTATCGCAGACCAACAGAAATGCGTCTTGGGATATTCGGTCTGAGAACCCAAATCCTCAGGTGAAAGTTGGTCCGTTCCTGAATACGACAATCGAAGCCAACCCGTTCAAGCGTGGTCTCGATGATTAAGAAAAACGGATTCAGTGTACCTAAACCGTATTTATCTCACCAAAATGAAGTTTAAAGGCGTGATTTCGATAAACATCTTTCGCAAGGAGGATGGGATTCTCATGGATGAAGACTACTTCTTGAAAAAGGATCCCAAACACGGAAGCTATGAATCAGATGTTGGATGGGTATTGGAACGCTACATTATAAGTCGTTTTCCCAAACAAGACATGAACAATTGCTGGCAGACGTGTGATCGACTAGTCGATTACGCATTGGAGAATCCACCACCTGAGTTACCCCCGTTCAGCTTCTTTGTTGACGACATCGAGTACGTTATGGTTTTCTACGCCTAATAGAAGAACTTCTAGCAAAATCTTTTTGCATTAAGATAACATGATACCTGCAGCTTTACTAACCGCAGGTGTCGCGCTAGCACTCACAACTTCAAGAGGTGTAAAAAACACAGTTGAAGTAAAAAGTCAAAAAGATGGTAATATATATCGCGTGCAAAACTTACCCGATAAACAAGAAGCAGCCAATCGTATTTCTGGAATACGTGAGAAGCTAGATAACTTGATTGACACTTATAAAGCGGATCCGTCTGCTATGGGTGACCCACGAGTGAAAGTTTTAGTGAACCGATACAATCCTAATAATTTTTCTGAAAATGACTTGACTGCAGATACGACATCGTACTCTGAAAACAAAGGCGAAAAAATTGTGGTATGTATTCGTGATAAAGCTCCGCCTCATAATTTTGTCGATGATAATACGGTTATGTTTGTTTTATTGCACGAAATGGCACATCTAATGTCAACTACAGTAGGCCATACTCCTGAATTTTGGGCTAATTTCAAACGCATCTTGCATGATGCAGTACAGTGTGGAATTTATACAACTGTAAACTATGCAAAGACGCCCATTAAATACTGCGGTATGACAATCACTGATTCTCCGATCTAATAATTAAGATGTTAAAGGGAGAAATAATCGACCTTATCTCAAAGAATAAATATACTATATCATTCTTTGACGATGATTCAATCGATACTGTAAGACAAAAAGTAGGTACCGCATTAGATATACACCATGATCGTTTGTATATTTTAGTAGGTCTAAAGTTGCCTGCAGATTATTATACGAAAGATCCTAGACATTGGGAAGCTCTATTTGAACGAATTTCTTTCAACAATCACCCAATCGAACAATCAGTGTTTTCTGAGTATCAATTACAATACCGAATTCCAACAACATCGGTTCCCTTTAAAGAGTACGATAAAGCAGAGTGGATGTCAAGACCAGAAGATCTTAGTCCTATTTTAGAACCTGTTTCAGATTTTATTGAATACCGTATTTTGGGAGTTGAAGAAACCAAATCCTACACACTACCCTTGTCAGACATTTCTAATACACGTGCTTCCGTCATCCCAGCAGTGCGGTTGCCAATACCCGAAAACTCAAAATTGTTCAGTACCCTTTATAAACCAGAACAGTTTGTGCGATTTCTTGTGAGACCATACGATGAACTTGCTGAGTCAAACATTCAAATATACTTTCCATTATTGCGTTCGACAACTCCTTCAAAACTAACACCTGAAGCAATTTCTTTATTGCAGAAAAATTCAAAACGATTAAAGGATTTATTAGATCTTGATGTTCCAAAGGAATCGGCGGTAACAATTATTCGCATGAGATTTTATATACCTTGGGTAGATACCAATTTTGGATCTGCAGTTCGTACAAGATTCGAGCAAATTTTTTACGGCCTCACTGTTTCTAAAAAAGTTCCATGTGTAACATACTTCACATCAAAAGAACAAACGAGTCGTCACAAATTTTACACGGAAAATACAAAAACCAAAAAGCCGTATTTAGCTATGTGTTTGTGGAATTCATGGTGGTCAGTGAAACCTGCACGCAATATACCTTCATTAATATTATTTCGCGGCAAATCAAAACATCATCTTGATCGTATTACGGTTACAGCAGGAGATATGATAATCACAAGTCATAGACCTGAAGGTAACACAGAAACGCCCGAAGAGATACAGAAACAAGTTGCTGAATGGATTACTGAATTAGATGCTATACTTCCGTTTATTGCAAAAACAGATTTGGATAAATCGCGTTGGGAATTGCAAGATATGTCGTACTTGGCAAAATATAAAGAAAAGCTTGATGATTTTGATTTATTACGATTCAATTGTATTTCAAGTATTTTTGATATTGCAGACAAATCCAAGTCACAATTTAGTTTAATGCGTACAGATCATTCGAACAATGGTCTTTCTGCAGTTGAAGTTAAAATTTTACAGATGATGAAAGATGGCAGAATAAGTCCAGAAAGTGTTTCTGCCGAATTATCTATTCCAGTACAAAACGCTCGTGAAATAATTGATAATATTCAATTGAAACTGGATGATGATCCTCGTATAGGCGAAAAAGCTTTTAGAGGTTATCCAACAATTCGACTAGGTCCTGATTACGTACTCGTTTCTGCTATTTCAGATTTAGAAAAATCACTTCAGTATTCTAGTTTATTACGGTTTGTATTATCAAGTCACAACTCAGATTCACTGAATTCAGTATGCCCAAAACGCGCAGAACGTCTTGCTGCAGAAACTGCTTTAGTTCCTACAACATCTACTGAAGTTGATGCTGCGCTTGCAGAAGAATACTCAGACTTATTTTCATTTTTAGAACAAGATGATGATGTAAAAGAAGAGCCTGAAGAAACAGAAGAACCTACTGAAGAGATTCAGCGTATCTTAACAGAAACTAAGCAAGGAACAACTTACAATTATTTCAAGTCGCGTTTACAAAAATTTGATCCTGTAACATTTGACCCTGTTGGATCACGATACCCAAAAAAGTGCGAGCAAAAACACCAACCGATTATTTTGAATGATGAAGATCTTGCAAGAATTAAAGGTACGCCTTATGATGTAAAAGATGATGAAAACCTCACTGTAGATGTAGAAGATCCCGATGGGAAAATTGTTTGCCCTGAATACTGGTGTATGCGTGATCAAATTCCATTAAGTGAAGATCAACTAAAGAAAGATACGGGTGAAATAAGATGTCCTATGTGCAATGGAAAATTGCAAACACGAACGAACGATAACCCCAAAGACTTTCCATTAATAAAACGAGAAACGGGGTTTATTTATCCTGGATTCATTGATTATAAATCTCCTAAAAATGGACGTCCTATGCCATGTTGTTTCAAAAAATCGAGAGCAACAAAGAATAGCAATACATCAAAAATTTTAGAAGATAAATATTACATTTTAGGGTGTGACAAACCCGTAGATGCTGACCGTATTGGTATGTTGTCTCAAAGTCTTATTAAGAATCTACATATCAATGAAAAATACGAATCCTTAACAAATGGAGTAAGACGATTGATGAGTCCAAACAAAGGATTTTTTAGAACTGGAATAGAAACACCATCTAAAACGTTACCAAAATTATTACGATTAAAAACTAAGATACCATTTCCAAGAGAAGCACCTGAAACCGTTTTAAAGTGTTCATTCTTGCAAACATGGGATCGTATGGGAACTCAACATCTTGATTCAATTGCAACAGACTTACGAAAAACAAACACATGTGAATTAGCTATCAAAGAATTGTCAAAGATAATTTCGGGAATTGATGAAGCATTCACAAAAGAGGAATTAACAAGTATACAAGAATTAGAGTATACGGCAATAGTGTTGCAATGTGATGTGTTTCGTATCAATTTAGAAACTGCTAGTTTAGGTTGTATGTTTTATTCTCCAATGGTTCGTCCTAGATCTCGAGGTATTGTCGTGTTTCAAAACGGGGAACATATGGATGTTTTAGCGTATACAGAACGCAAAACGCGAGGCTTTGAATTTAGTGTAAATATATTTCAATCGCCATTTGACAAAGAAACATACGTTGAACTAGAAAAAATGCGTAATCAATCGTGCACACTAAAAACCCCTTCTTACAATGATGCCCTTCTAGCAATTCAACAGATTCTACCACTTATAGATGCTGATGATTATCAAATTATTTTGGATCCATTTGAAAGAGGACAGGCGTTCTATGTTCCTTCTAAACTTATATTACCGTTTCAGAGTACCCCATTGCCTGATGTATTGCAAACGAAAGTCAATGGATATAAAGAACTTCGACCTGAAAATTTGCCAGAAAAAGAAGGGATGAGACTTGTACTTGAAACTGCAGCAAAAGTATCGCCAGGGTTTGCGTTCAGGGAAGATCTTTATAACATGTCTGGTCAAAAAGTAGAAATACTTTTGCAAAGTGGATTACGTGTTCCAATAAAGCCAATTGAAGGGAAACCGCGTGACACCAAAGAGGTTGTTGAAACTGTTCGTGAAATTGGAGAATCAACATTAGTATTTGGGAAAGACTCAGTGGAACTTCGAAAAGAACATAGAAAAATATCGTATTATACAGAAGTATACGACTTTCTGTTATTTCAATTAACAAAAGATTTAGAAACAGACTATGGCGAGTTATCAAGCGCCTTACGGGAAGTAACACCTACAATTGCAAACGTAAGTCCGTATTTAAATAAGTGGTTCACAGAAACAACACGTTTCAATAATGTTAAAGAACCCAAACAGTTTTTATCAAAGATCAGAGAACCTTGTGATAGTAAATGCGAAGGGGAACTTTGTGGTTGGGATGGTGATGTATGTAAAGTTGAAATTAACTCAACAGTAAAAAAAGATAAACTGTTTCACCAATTATTGACAACACTCGTTGATAATTCAAAAATTCGTGCGATGGTACTGGATGGCAGAACCACCCCGTTTTTCAGCACGATTTTATATTTAGAATTACCGCATGAATTAATCGTAACTGATAACGAACTAAATGGCGCTAATGTCTAGCTCATCATCATCTAGTGTGATCTCAAATCCTCCTTCGTCTTGAGCAGGCTTGGTCGACATCAGTTGGGCTGTGTCGGTGATGTCTAGCGACAGAACGCGAGGATCAATTTTCATGTGCTTACGAATCTCATGGATTTGCTCGGAACCCAGAACAGCCATTACTGAATATTCTGCAGAACCGCTGAGACCAGAATCAGCAATAATAACAATTGAATTCTTGTCAATCCAAACTGATCGCTTTGCTTTTCCAGAGAAACTTCCACGAATCACCGCTTGTACGATGGTTGGGTTGGTCTTGCTGTCAACAAAGAACGCATCAATACGTCCATTACCGTTTTTGTTCAAAACGCGAGCAATATGAATATCTTCGGTGTTATTATCTCCACAAAGTTCATCAATAAATTCCTTGATGAACTTCATGTTTTTTCCAGACACACCTGTCTTGTTCTTAGCGCCACGATTGCCAGAGTTCTTTTGGGGAGCAGGCATTTTTGACTATACTGTATTTAGTAAATATAAGACTACAATCCGTTTTTAACGTCTACGCCCTCTTCCGCCTTGGGACTGTTGTCTTCTATCTTCACGAGATGGTTGTCTCAAAACATTTACAGCACTCTTAGTCGCATCAGTTAAGTCTTTAGCACTAAGCATAGAATTATACGCACCATGCCACCCAAAGCCTACTAATCCTGCCCCAAGAATAGTGATTACGCAGTTCAAAATTAAGTCATTCAAGTTCACCCCTGCAGCTAAATATGCGTTGTAAATGCCTACAGCAACGAAGTATAACCCCACTAAAATAAAGATGTAGTGATACCACATTTATACTAAGATAAGGAGTTTTTTAGCGTCTGCGGCGTCTACCACCCGTCGTAGCCGCTGCAACAGGAAACGCTGGGGCAGCCGCAAATGCCGCAGAATATCCAAAGTAAATCATGACAAGCGAAACTGCTAATGACATACCAGAAAAAAGCCAACCAGTAAAACCACTTACTCCGCCTGACGCCATTCTATAAATTTGGTACACCATCATCGCAGTTCCCCATATAAGTAGTAACCATCCAAGACTCGCAGGCATTTATACTTTACGCCTATTTATTTACGCGACAACAGCGGGCTTCAGGAAGTGCACCTTCAGGAAGCTCTGTAGGTTTAGGTACGTCACCTCCTGGCCATCCTTGACGCGCAGAAGCTTACCTAGCTTGGCGTCAGGTAGAATGCGGCGCTTGAAGCTGGGGTCATAGCAGTTGTGGCTCTTCACATACTGGGAGACAAACTTAGTCACATCTGTCTGGCTACGCTCGCTCTTTGCAGGTAGGCCCATGAAAGACGACAGCTCATCAGACAGCGGGCGCATCTTTAGGAAGGCATTGTTGGCGCGGCGTGCCTCCCAGGTCGCACGCTGCTCAGGGGTCATATCCGCGGGATCTACCTTGCGGCGGCGCTTGCCCTCACGAGCATCACGCTTAATCGCCTTCACGGCCTCCTGCGCATCATGAACAGCCGCGCGCACACGTGACGAAAGCTCAGAGCCGAGAGCCTTTAGGGTCTCCTGTAGACCAGCTAGGATCGCAGGAGCCGTACGGGTCTCAGCGGCAACTACGGGGGTCTCAGCGGCAACTACTACAGGGGCAGCCACTACAGGTACGGTTACCTCGGCCTTCGCAGCGGCCTTTCGAGGCGCCTTGGCAGGAGCAGGAGAAGAAGCGGCAACGGGGGCAGACTCGGCGGCTTTCTTGGAGGCTTTCTTGTCAGCAGGCATAGTGTTTACATTAACATTGGACTTCGAGGCGGGCATTTCTAACGCGTATTGGTATACTCTCTATCCTCCTGACCTGTTTAAATCACAAACATACTGTGCTAAAAACATTTTGGTATCAAGGAGATAAATGGCCAAAGACAAATGGATTTTTCTAGGAATCGTGGTTGTATTAGTTTTACTTTTTATAGTAAAGCCTACACGGGAACATTTAACAGGTGTGACAATCCCATCCGCGAGTGATGCAGTTGCCTATCCAAATTCGCCTGGGTCAACCACGTTTGATGAATGGTTTATCCCAAATTTCCCGCAAGGAGGAATGGATACAGCCACATATCTTCAAACAGCAAAAGCGACCCTTTGGTTTGTACAAGGGTACGGTGCGAACTATACAAAGGCAACTGCTCCTTTAAGCACAACTGATTTCTACAAAGACTTCATGCCTATCTATAACACAGAATTGGTGGCAATGTATGATAACCAAGTCCCAGCACCTACAGCTGTTCCTGCAACAGACCCCTCTCAGCTTGCATCGAATGATTATGCAAATGCAGTATACGCATACTACTATGGACCTAAATCCAAAACACCCTACTCTGCTCCAAGCAGTAGTCTTTCACCTATAGCTCCAAAACCAGCATCTCTAGCTCCAAAACCATCACCTGCTCCTTCACAGTCAACAATGGCCGCAAACTCGGCACCACCTGCTTCGTCTAGTTCCCCGAATCAGCCTTTGACATTTTATATTCCGCAACCTTGCAAGACAGAGTACAAGAGTTTTCCTGGCGGATCGGTAGAACTAAGATGTTTTGATTAGAGCCGATGAAGTGCGCTCATGATCATAAAGCATTGAGCATAATTATTTTGACGATCATTTAGAATAGCTAAGAGAACCTTTGCAGTTAAATACGACAAACGTTCTTTATCAATTCCTTTTGAGTATTCTCCTAACAACCGTTTTGTCCAATGTATGTATCGTAACCTTCTTGAACAATGATGTTTATGCTCAGCAGCAGATGCAACTAAATCTTGACGCAAAATATTTATAAACATATAAAGTTGTGGTCTATTCAGCGTCGTAAAATAGGCAGGAGGTACATCAAAAAATCCGTTCTCGCAAATAATTTGACAAATTTCAATCCATAAATTGGCAATTATAACGTCAACACTAGGAACACTATACCTGCTTCTTATCGAGTAGAGTTTTCGAAAAATACACAATTTTCGTAAGCGTTGACGTGTGTCTGTTGATAAGGGTTCGCGAGTATACGGATTCTCGGGATTTAATTTAGACATCGAGTTTTCTGCGATACTTCGAATATCAAACCAATATACCTTTTCATTTTCTTCAAATGCAAAGTAATCAAACGGATACACACTTGTTTTATCATCAAATGAAACAAGCTCAGAATCATTATGGCATACTGAACGTTTTAAAACACCTGGTCCTGCTAATTGCAACCAATTACGAATTGAATACCCTCTCCATATCCGTTGAATCTTTATAGCAAAGAAGTCGAGATTGTGTGCGTCTTTCCATAACCTGAGATTTTTAACCTTTGCGTGTTTCCCACATAGTATTAACCCTTTCAGTGGTCGGTTTGTACATCTGTCCGTACTGGTTTTATTTTTACAAGATCCGCATGTGATCATTTATTAATGAAACTGGAAAGCTTCGTTGAAAACGGATTTACTGCTAATTAACATACTAAGATCACAGAAACACACAATGAGCCGCCCAATCACAATTTCCAATCTCGATGTCAACAAGGTCAGCTTTGTCCCTGGCCCATCCAAGCCTGGTCGCAATCCTTCGATTAACCTGAAATACGATGGTCAAAACATGCAGATCTTGGCACCTCGCCTAACGTTCCCTGGTGGTGTGATGGTACGAACCGATGATAAGTCTGGTTCTACTACTTACACTCTCATGGGCACTCTAGCAGGCTGTGATAATTACGCAAAGGATCGTGCCCCCGATGGCACAGACCCACAGAAGTTCTACAACTTTCTTGTAGATCTAGAAGAGCGTATTATTACAGCAGCTGTTGAAAACAGTGTAAAGTGGTTTGGCAAGAAGCGATCTGAGGAAGGAATCCGTGAGGGTTTCAACCGTATTATCGGTACGTCTAAGGATAACGTAGACGGCGAGTGGGTACCAAACGGCAAGTACCCACCCAGCTTCAAGGCAAAGATTCCCGTGTACGACAATCGTGTCTCTATTGAGATTGTCGACGGAAAGCGTAATCCTCTTTACGCAACGCCAGAGTCTCTAACGTCTATCTTTACGAAGGGCGTTGATGCAAACCTTGTAGTCAGCGGCAGCATTTACGTAATTGCTGGCGGTGGCTTTGGGGTAACCTGGCGCCTACAGACTGCACAGGTATTCGCACGCGAGCGCGTGACTGCTAGAGAGATCTTTACGGCTGAGGAGGAGGATGAGGAGGAAGAGACTCCTGTTGCTGCTGAGGAGACTCCTGTTGCTGTAACGGTGGAGGAGACTCCTGTTGTTCAGGCACCCGTTCCTGCGGGTCGCAAGCGTCGCGTTGCAGCGACGTCTTAGAATACAGGACAAAATCTTCATCAATAAACAGTTTTGAAAATTGATTAAAATCTAATTCAGTAACTTCTGCGGTCGAACAACTGTTTGACTTCACGAGTGATTTTTTATTGCATTTTTTACATATATATAAATCTGGTTTATTCATCAGCAATTCTGGAGTAATTAAAAGTGTACCGCTATTGAGAGCCAACTCGTGCACTGTTTTGAAATCATCATCTAAACAATCATGATACGCATCTGTAGACATAGTAGACCAGAGTGTTTTATCTGTTGGTTTCCACGAAACATCTTGGAATAGCATCGCATATGGGTTGTCATGAAACCATAACACATTGAATACAGCTAGATCGTCGGTTTCGTGTTCTGCTAGTCCTATTCTTGTTGAATCATCATCATACAACCAGTGAACATTTATATTGTGAGAAATGTATTCGGGATCTATTGCGCCCCTATATACATCTTTCGAATCATAGACCCATTGATGAACATCTATATCAATATCGTGCTCAACAACACCAGAAGACACGTTTCTATAAACCAGACCCTTTCGTAACAATGAAAACATTTAGTTAGATGACATACATTATATAACTAAATGCTACGTATGAAAACAAAAGTTGAGAACGGCAAACTCTATGAAATGACTCATTTCAAATACAGATGTAACCTTTGTAGCGATATCGTCGAATCACTCGACAAGAAACCTGTTTATTGCAAATGCAAGAATCTTTCAATTTGTGGGGGACTTGAATACGGTGGTCTTGTAACATGCTTGGATGACTTTATTACTGATTACTCAGAGTGGAAACTTATAAGTTGCGAAAAATGCGAACCATCAGTTAAACATAACTAACGATACTCATGAAATGACCATATTGGAACCCAAATATTATATGGTTATCTACAGAATATCTTATTTTAGTTTACTTTCAGCGTTATATGCGTATTACCGATCTCACTATCGTCTAGTTGTAGTTCCAGGAAGCGTATTTTTAACTTCAATCAATTACTGGAGAAAACCAGAGTATTCATGGAGAAGAGATTTAGATATCACTGTTGTAAAGCTGGCACTTCTGTATCAATGTTATATGGCACAGAATTCTCAATATTCAAAAGAATACTATACAATAGTTTTAGTTGGATGCTTATGTTATCCAGTTGGTGTTTATTACTATAACAAGAAGGACTACTGGAGATCAACCTTCTTTCATAGTTTAGTACATTTATTAGGAAACATTAGCAATATTGTATTGTATTCTGGCTCAATTAAATGAAACCTTTACGTTGACATCGTGTCTTGCTAGAGACTTCGTTGCAGATCGAGAGAGCTCATGTCTTTTCTTACGAGGAGTGCTTTCATCCTTTGGTTCATGCAAACGGACTTCCATATCTTGATGAACTTCTTCGTGATGCTTTTCAAGATACTCGATAATCTCATCCGTTACTGCCCACTCGAAAAAATTGAGCTGACCAACGGTTGTTTCGATATCATAAAACTTAATACGTTTCCATCTGCAGAAAGGATCAAACATTTTTTTACTGTAGGCTTTCAAATGAGATTTATACGAAAGATAAACAATCACATGCTTCTGTGATTTCGTTAAATAGGCTACGTTATACTTCTTTGCATAATTGGTCACAAACCAATCGATTAGTCTTAGCGATAGGTTTGATGTTCCATCAAGGATGGATTTGATTTTCTCTAAGTTACCAGCATTCGCATAAAACTTCTCTAAGCGATACAATACCCACTGCTCTTGCGATTGGATTTGTTGTGTCATTGTTTCAATTCTTTTTACACCATGTAAACAGCCGTATTCACGTAAAACGTATAAGTATAGTTAATCAATACTTTTTACATAATGGAACATATCAAAAATCTTATTGAAACATACGGCAAAGACGATCAACGTACGGAGGCATGGCATCTAAAACGCGGGGAGATGCTAACTGCGTCTGAAATTTATAAAGCATTGGGAGAGGCTACTGCCGCACAAAAGCATGAGATTATCATGAGTAAACTCGTAGCAAGGCCAAGAACTGAAGGACCAGGGCCGCGCGCTCTTGTTTGGGGAACTCGGTTTGAACCAATCGCAAAAGATATTTATTGTAAACTATCAGATTTTCCAATGCGAATTGTAGATACAACCTGCATTCCTCATCCAACCGTATCATTTCTTGGCGCATCCCCTGATGGTATTATTTTGACGGATGGCTTGAGAAACGGTCGATTGGTAGAATTCAAATGTCCTATTTCTCGGGTGTTTACTGATGATACGCCAGTACCTCCTGCATACTACCACCAAATGCAGCTTCAACTTGAATGTACATGCCTCAAGGAATGTGAATATGTAGAGTTTCAATTCAAGATGCTGTCGTACTCTGAATGGGTAGACTCGAAATCTCCGTTTAAAGGATTCTATGCAGTGACAGATGATGAACTTCAAGTTAAATATCGGGACCTGAATGATACTCGAACTCCTGCAGAATGGAGAACACAAGTCTTGGAAACAACAGATGATTGGAGGTTGGTATATTGGTCAATGGAAAAACACAGGATGAAACTTGTAGAACATGATCCAGAATGGCTATCTAAAAATAAGGAAAGTATTACTGAGATTTGGGATATTATTTTAGAGCATCGTAAAAACAATACCTTACCTGATCATCCTAAAGAGAAGACGACTTTAACGCTATCGATCTAAATATTTGTAAAAGGATGTTTGCACTTGTTTTAATGATCAAGAATGAATCACGTATTTTGAAACGTTGTTTGGAAGCAGTAGAAAATATAGTCGATTATTTTTGTATTTTGGATACTGGTTCAACTGACGATACTGTTGAAATCGCAAACGAGTTTTTAAAAACCCATAAAGGATGCGTAACGATAGATCCTTTCAAAGATTTTGGATACAGTCGTACCAAAAGTTTTCAAAATGCACAGAAATATCTTCTTAATGAAGGAGTTGATCTAACAAAAGTTTACGGATTATTGCTTGACGCAGATATGGTATTTGTTCCAGGCACATTAAAGCAACAAACTTTGAGCGCAATTGGATACAAAATCATTCAGTTGAATGGGAATCTAGAATACTATAATTGCCGTATTGTCCGTATGGATTTCCCTTGGAAGTGTGTTGGTGTTACACATGAGTATTGGGCAGGCCCAACTGAAAATCTAGAAAAGAATGTGTGTTATATCGATGACAAAAATGATGGAGGTTGCAAACAGGATAAATTTGAACGTGATGCAAAACTTCTCGAAAAAGGACTTGAAGAGAATCCCGCAGACGTTCGTTATATGTTTTATTTGGCACAGACGTATAAGTGTGTAGGTCGATTCAAAGATTCAATTAAGATGTATAAGAAACGTATTGCTGCAGGTGGATGGCAAGAAGAAGTATGGCATTCATATTATTCGATTGGCGAATGTTATTCGAGACTTAAAGATATTCCTAAATTCGAAGCATGGATGCAGAAAGCATTTCTTTATCGGCCTTCTAGAACTGAATCGCTTTATCAACTAGTTAAATTTTTCCGTGAAATTGGGCAGCATTATAAATCCTATCATTACCTACGAATCGGTCAACAAATTGGATTTCCCAAAAATGATTCTTTGTTTATTGAAAGTAATGTTTATAAAGGATGGTTTGATTACGAATGTTCGATTGTTGAGTTCTATATTCATCCCGAAAAATGTTTGAAAACAACGATCCAGTATATGTTGAAGCTAGGCGATTACCAGCAGAATTGCCTTTCAAATCTAAAATTTTCAGTAAAACCTGTGAAATCTACATCTCAAAAACTTGATCTTCCTAAACCCTTTGGCGATGATTTTAATCCTTCTGCTATTTCAGTATTAGACTATCCTTTTGCGAATGTTCGCTATGTGAACTATTGGGTAGACAATGGTAATTATCTAACCAAGGATTCTGCAGCTGTTCAAACTGAAAACGCATATATCAACCTGGAAACAAATGTAGTTTTAAAAATGAATGATACGTCTATTGATCTACCTAGATTTGAAACGCGCGTAAAAGGTCTCGAAGACATTCGTATTTTCAAAGATTGCGATCAAACAAAGTTCACTGGAGTATCTGTGAGAGAATATGAGAAAGACTCAGTTCGAATTGTATATGGAGACTATAATCTAGATGGCACATATTCAAACTATAAAGTCATTGATTCGCCTACAAATTCTCCATGTGAAAAGAATTGGGTGAATATTCCAGAAACCGATGAATTTATTTATGGATGGAATCCTTTGAGAATTGGAAAGATTCGCAACAACAAATTTTACTTTACTAAACAGCACAATGTTCCTGCATTATTCAGTCTTTTTCGAGGATCTTCTCCACCAATCAAGTGGGAACATGATTGGCTTGTCCTAGTACATTTCGTAGAGTATTCTTCGCCTCGTAAGTACTATCACTGCTTTGTTCGTCTTGCAAAAGATTATCAACCAACTTCAGTATCACTACCTTTTTGCTTTAAGTCTTCTGCTATCGAATATTGTATTTCAGCTAGGAATACAGATAACTCTTCTATTGATTGTTTTGTAAGTTTGAACGATTCGAATCCCCATAGATTTCGTATTGAGTTTAGAGATCTAGAATGGGTTAATCTAGGTGGAAATTAATTTGTTTTGTCAGGTTCGAGAATGATGGTCTTTGATATGCAAGCTTCTTCTTAAAGAAAAAGATATTTGAAAGTTTTGACCAATATCTATCAATGCAGAAATTATGATGATCTCCTGTTGTCTGCATTTTCTCTAAACCTTCATTCGTAACTTCCAATACTTTTTGAATAGTTGACTTTTGCAAGAAATAGGCTGATGATGTTGTACATGCTTGCTTTGAAATTGACAACAAATCATCTAAAGGTTGACGTTCTCCAACTTTACTCAATGACAAAAAACAGAGTGTATAATCATATCTTCTGTTTGAAAGTTTAGCTAAAGATTCGTGTATATGTTTGCGGTCATCAATAAAAACAATGTCATCTTCTAAAATTAAACATTGTTCCTTTTTTGATTCAACAAAATGTTTAATTACATCTACATGATTTTTAGTGGCGCCAACATAAGGTGGTAATCCATCCTTTTTTGCTTTATAATGATGAACACGATGTAAGGGTGCTTTTACTGCACATAAGGAAAGTAGAGTATCACTGAACCGATCAGTTCGATCTTCTAAATTCAAAATATAAATTGTATCTATAAATTCCCAGGAAGAATCGTATTCTACTTTATCATGCCGAAGTTTAAAGAATAGAGAAACATGTCTGTAAAGTTTCGACGAACAAGGAAGAGAATGATGCCAATTTGGATAATTTCCATAAACAATAATAATTTCATCTTCGAGAGGTTCTCGTAGAGAATCAAAAGATGCCACAATTTTCTTGCCTAATTTTTGAAACAAAAAATTAGAATTGTTGTATACATGTTGATTCAGTTCTGCAAATTCAAATTGTGTTAACCAATACTGACATTTTGAAATATTATCTAAGTAATAATTTGCAGTATATGCGATATCAAATACTGAACATCTTTGGTGATAAGGAATACTTAAAGGATCCAAAGAATCAGTTAAATGCTTACAAAGAATAAATTGATCTTGTGATCGCAAAAACACGAGCTGTTTCACGAGATCTCCAATAAAGTATTCAAATTTTGGGGTTCCATTCCAAATAACATTTCCAATAAAATCATATTTATCTTCATGTGGAATCTCAATAAGTTCTACATGTTCACCTACAAACGCATGATTGTTGGTATGTACTAATGTATCTGTTTTAACAAGTGGATATACGAAATCTTTTAAATAAGCCATATCCTGCGAATATCCAATTTGACGATCTAGTTGAAAATCTAGATTGATAGGTTTCTTCCAGCCAAAAATACCGCCCATAATAGGTTCTTTATGGTAATAATGATCGCGTACAATGTGATAATTCTTTGAAGATTGTAAAAATTGAGAAATACACCATCTATCTCTTGCGTATATACGCGAATCAGCATCACGCACAAACCCTATATCTGCAAAGCATAGAGGAAGGTATCTGTAAAGCATATTGATTGCTCCTTCCTTTTCCGTTTCAATTATTTTTACACCTTCAAAGACCCATGAAGGATCACAAATTCCTTTATAAACATAAATTTCAAAATCTGGAAAATATTCGCGAAGAATTTGAATATTTTCCAAAAGGCCTTCATAGTAGTTTCGTTCAGTTCCGTAAATACAGAATGAAAAGACTTTCATTTTTATAATAGTTAAACAGTGTATGTGTATACGAATTAATAATGAAGTTCTTAGCAGATGATGGGCATTTTTTAATTAAGAATCAACCTTCAAGATTTGCAAACTATTTCGATTGGATTATGACAGAACATACTACTCTTAAACAAAAAGACATACCTAAAACAATATTTGTTAAGACAGATTATCTTCCTAGATTTGTAAATCAAAATTTGCTATATATAACTAATAATTTTAAACTCATTACAGGATCATCAGATTGGTCTCCTGTAATAAATTTTCGAAAAGAATATGATGCCATTTTATCGAATCCTTATTTAATCCATTGGTATATGACAAATTCATTACAAAGTCATCCAAAAATCACTGCGTATCCTGGGGGATTATGTCATAATGAAACATCTGATAAACTTCTTTTGGACGTACGAAATAATATTAAAAAGCAAGATTCAAATAAGATTTTATGTGTATGGCGAACCCGCAATTTTAATGTGTGTGGAAATCAATATATTACAAGAGACATAGTAAAATCATTTATTAAACAAAATAATGAAACATTTGATTGGTATGTGCCAAATTTATCAACCGAAAATTTTTATAAGTTGATGTCCCAATATAAGTTTGTACTGTGTCCAGTAGGAAATGGAGTAGATCCTTGTCCTAAAGCATTTGAAGCAATTATTCTAAAAACAATACCTATAATGATAAAGACTCAAAATACATGTGATGTATATACAGATTTACCAGTTTTATTAGTCGATGATTTTTCTGAAGTTTTGAATATGAATTTAAGTGAAATATACGAATCCAAGAAATATCTATTTGATGATAAATATCTTTTTAAATTGACATGTGAATATTGGGTTGAAAAAATTAGTAATTCCTCCTAGTATAATACACACACGGTTCTCTCACAAATACGGAATCAGTATGATCTAACACCTTCTTCCAATATGACCAATCTTCTTGACCAATTCTAACGTTTTGCATATATCCTACTTTTTCAACTATTGATTTATGTAGTATAACAGATGAGGTCATACAGCAGTTATGTAATTCAACAAATTTCTTATTCCAGATTTCAGGGAAGCCATTATCAAGCATATTGCTTCCCTGCCGTCTATGGATATGTTGAAGCTCTGCAAAATCAATTTGAGAATAAAAACATTTATATTGGTTAGTTGGGTTATATATTTCATAATCCGCATATGCATCGCTAGTAGACATTTGACATCCCGTTTTTTTCATGGCATCAAGTTGCAGGGAAAGTTTATTTGGTAGCCAAACGTCATCATCATCAAGAAACGCAATATACTCACCTGTTGCTACCTTCATACCTTGTGTTCTAGAATATCCAGGACAAGGAAATCCAAATATACTCCGTGTATTTTGTGGAAGATTTATTTGTATGACATCATCTCCTAAATTTTCAGAGTATTCAAGTTGCGTTGATCCATCATTTACAACAATTATTTCTATGTTTTTATGTGTTTGGGTTTTAATAGATTTTATTGCATTTAACAAATAATCATGTCGATTATATGTAGCAATTATTACTGAAACTTTATTTGTCATTTATATTGTTTAGATGCATCCTCCGTAAATTAGATAAAAATGTTAGATGATTCCTATTTTAAGAAATGCCGTACTCCAAGTGATATTTATGAACACTTAGTAGTACTACGAGAATATGCAGGAAAATGTAACTCTGTAGTTGAATGTGGTGTTAGAGAGGTTGTAAGTTCATATGCACTAGCAGTAGGTCTAAAATCGAATCCAAACAATTCCTATCTTCTAGTTGATCCTTACAAATCAAGACAGATTGATGGGTTTCTAGACATGTGTGCAAAAGAGAATGTAAATGCGTCATTTTGTCATATGAGCGATCTAGACTGTCCTCTAGTAGAAACCGATTTGCTTTTTATTGATACTTGGCACGTGTATGGTCATCTAAAGCGTGAACTTGCCTACTGGCATTCTTCTGTAAAAAAATATATCATTATGCATGATACAACTGTAGATGAATGGAGGGGTGAGACTATACGTATGGGTTATAACGCTGAGCAGCAGCATCTAGAAAGTGGCATTCCAATGGATGAAATTCTAAAAGGGATTTGGCCCGCCATTGAGGAGTTCCTAAAAGAACATCCTGAATGGAAAATTGAAAAACGTTTTGTAAATAACAATGGCTTAACAGTATTGGCTAGAATCTAGCAATAACAAATAAATATTTTTGAGCTTCTTCTAATGATGTAGAATACATTGGCCATTCTTTTTCCTTTATACCTGTATGTTTTAAATTGTGGTGCTTGCAGAATTGATGGAACTGCGTTTCAGAGTTAAACGCAAACGGAAATCCAGAGTCATATAACCCGTAATGGAATATAAGTTGTGATAAAATATTAAAATTTTGTCGCTTGGAAATCCACACTTGTTCTTCTCCTAGTGTAATAACAGTATTCTCTGTAATATTCGAATCTAAATCATCAAAGTACTTACTTGATTCTGCGAGTCTATTTGATGAATAAAGGTCTTGAATGTAACCATCAAATACGTTTGAAATATTAATTGGGTTATTAATATAAATATCTGTTCGTGTCCTTATTACATTTTCAAATTTCATGTTTGTTTGACGTTCATATTCAAGAACTTTCTGCCATATTCTCCAAAACTGGTAATATTGCAAAATGGTTCCGCTTTTTTCGACATATGAATATTGCCAATTAAGCCCATCTGCTTTTCGCGATCGTTCGAATACTTCTGGTGATAAGCCTGGACGATTTGATGTTCTTATCATATGCAGAATAGATTGAAATTCTGTATTACGAAACGTTTGTTCTGCAATAATACTACCAACTTTTATAGAAGGATATCTATCTTGTATGCTACAGGTACCTTCAATACACATAAACACCACACAATTATTTGGTTCAATAATATTTTTGACTATCTTATCAAATACATTATTAAAACTACGGTATTGCCCTGTGATTATTATAGCATTCATTTTATTTGTGAATCTCATAGCGTTTAAACAGGCTGATACGAGTTGTACATATTCACGCGGAAAGGTGTTTCCATGCCAGGAACAGCTTCTAGCAGAGGAGGTGTTGGCATAAAATGGTTCGTTTGTTGAGCATAGGAAGACGAAGATGTTTCTGCAGTTCTCTTTTCGTTTGAACGATCAGTGAACTCGCTAACAAAGCCTTCCTTTGTCTTGCACAAATACCATACTAAAAAGATCCCTGCGATAACTGCTACATATGCCAGTTCTTTCATTTACTAGAAGCACACAGAAAACGGAATGCCATTTTCATATCTAGTTAGTAAGTCAACAATGGAAGAACGTGCGCTTGCAACTCTCAAAACAATCCTGCTAGAGCGTGGCCTTACTGGCGACAATTTTGAAAATGTTTCTTCGAATCTTGATGAAACGAAGATTTATTCGTTTGGAGGTATCTTGGTAATCTTTTCTACCAAAGCTCGTATTTCTGAAAAGGATTTGAACACATTTATCGAATATGCAAAAGAGAACTCGTATTCGAACGGAACAATTATTGTTGGATTATCAAAGCCCTCTGAAACAGTTCTAAATACATTACGAAATTATGTGAATCAGCGTGATGTACCTCTCGTACAAATATTCGAGATTCGGCATCTACAGATTCAGTATGGTCGTCACTTAAAGGTTGCCAAACACCGCATTATTAACGATAACGAACTACCAGATATCCTGAAAAAAACAAATGCAAAGGATCCATCCGTATTCCGTAAAATTGACTCACAAGATCCTATGGCAAAATGGACAGGTGCACGACCTGGCAATGTGTTAGAAGTTACTGGAATGTGCGAGACATCTGCTGAAAATAAACGTTATCTATTTTGTATGGCGGATGTTACAAATGGATAGTCAGTTCAATTCACTTGTTCAAAGCTACAATTCTAATTATGTCCAATATAAAGTGACAGGTAAACCTTCTTATCAAACGGCGTATGAGTCTGCTAAGCAAGGAATTGATTCAATTATTGCGCAATTACAAGAAGAAGTGAATGCCGAAAAGGCTGATATTTCTGATTTTTACAAGTCAGGTATTGAACAGAAAATCATCGATAATCAACAAAAGAATCAAAAGTTACAGAGTGGGATTGTTATGGAACACGATGAGATTACAGCAGCAAAAATACGAAGCGAACAGTCTGCTCCAGAACCTGTTGCGCCCCCTGTAACAACTTATCAATATGTAACAATAGGTGTTTTAGTTGTTGCTATAATCGGCCTCCAACTGCTGTAGCGATTTTTTCCCCAACCGTTTCAACCCAATTTGTTTTAAATACTAAATAACCAACAATAAAGCATAGTAACACTAGCACAATAATCGACACATAAAACATGATAGTAGCATTATTCAAGGTTTCCGCAGTAGTATTTTTGATTGCTTTAAGGGTAGTTACTTTATCCTTAGACTTTTCAATATCTGCGTAATCTTGTTGGTACTTTATAAGATCATTTGTTAATTCATCCATATCTTTTGGATTGAAGCCTTTTGATCCTTTATTTAGTGATGCAACCATACCATGCAATTCCTCAACTAGCTGTCTATTGGCTTCTTGAACTCTTTGCACTAATATTTGCTGGGTATTAGGATCTATTTCGTTAATTGCGCCAGAAAGAGCTTTTGAATATTCAGTCTTCAAAAACGCGTACTTCTCTTTGAATTTTTCAAGCTCAGTTTTACGTGCTTCTTGGAACGCTTTCACCTCCATTACTTTTGTTTGATAATAAATAAATGTCAAGCATACTTCGTGCTGGTGGCAGTAAAAGTTCCTTTTATGGCGATGCATCGTATCGTACGGCTTGGTTACGCAAACAGGCTATTATTAGCGGTCAATTACAAAAGACTAACGGCGATACTACAGCAGTCATGTCTACAGAGGCTCAAGCTATGAAACCGCTCATTTCAGAGCACCATTTAACGAAAGGATTTACGAATGGAGTCCAGGAGTTTATTTTGATAAAGAATAAGAATGGAATCTTTTAAGTGAAAAAGAATAACATGTCAACGTTTCAATCGGAGTATGAAACTTCAACAAAGTCGATCAATGATATTGTCAATACACAATTATCATCGGTATTAAATTGGGTAAGTGTACCAGGTAGTCTTGTAAAGGCATCATCTTCTGCTTCTGGCTTTGTATGGGGGTATAATACTGGAAGCACCGTCTATGTATGTCAATTGCCTTGCACTGGAAACTGGAAACCTGCTGACTTCTCACAGCAACAACTTTCCAATGTATTGGATTTAACGACCGACGAAAGCAATGTATATATTTTATATACAAATTCGGCTGGTAAAGTGAGTCTGTTGGTAACATCCGCAACCAACCAAGGAACACGCACAACGATTCCAGTTCCATTTGCTGCTAAAAATATTTTTTCAACACATACCTATATCTGGGCACAAGACAACTCAAATCACAAAGAAAAGTGCCCTAAGCCATGTAGTATGCCAAATTGGCAAGCTTCTACAGATACAGCTGTGATGATAACTGCTGCAGATAACAACATACTGTATGGAATCAACGCTCTAGGCGAAGCAATGCAAACCAATGAGAATTTACAAACTTCATGGCAACCTATCGGGAATGTTATTGGAAGTATTCGTGGCAAAGGGAATGACGGAACATTATACGGAATTGATTCTAGACAGAATGCATTTCAATACGATGGAAAAGTATCTCCTTTGTTTACAGACGGGTTGAACCCTGCTTCTTTGGGAGTTGACGCGCGCACAAGTCAATTATGGATGACAACTGGAACCCCAGGAGACGATGGGAATATCTTTACTCGCTCGCAAAGACCCGACTATTCAACTATTATGACTACAATCACACCACTTGATAAAACACGCGACGATGTAGCAAAACAAGTTGAAACTGAATTTGCGCAAGAGACTGATGTTATGACACTCAATAAACAAGTTGGCGATGTTATCACCTACTTTAAAAAGATGTTTAATCTTGACAAACATACTGGAAAACAGGCGCATGCACAAGTCGGGAAGATAACTCAAGACATTCAAGAAACACAAGTTCAGCTTGATATTATTGAAAATGCAACGCCTTATATAATTGGATCTATTGGTCTTCTAATTTTGGTTGCTTTAGTTTACATGATTGGAAGTACTATGATAGGATGGTATGTACATTTGATTGCCTTAGTCGTTTTTGGAGTTGGGATGTTTCTTATCGTGAACTTTTCAGGCACTATTAAACAATGGCTGAGACTTGCGACATAGAATGCGAAAAGCAAAAACAGCTTGTGTTGTTGAAATCTGCGTTTGATAAAGCAGCTTTAAATAAAGATGAAGATCCTGATACATACCAAAGAGCAAGGATCGCGTATTATACGCTGTTGAATGGTCAAGGTTGGTTACAAGGCGAAAAACAACGTATTGCTGAAAGTGAAGTGAAGCCCATTATACAAGAATATACATCCACATATGAGTCACTAAAAGGCCAACAAGAATCACAATCAATGTTCTCAAAAGTAGCTTCAATATTTAAAAATCAACCTAGTGATGATGAGTATGTCGACGAACTCAAAACAAAGGCAGGTGTATTAAATCGTCTTAACGATTTGAATTCAGGTACACCCGAAATGCCACCATCTCAAGGATATTTATCAATCATAATTGATGTGATAATTGCATTACTCATCATTGTAGTATTATATTTGGCTTACAAGCGATTCAGTTCACCTTCTTCTACAAGTTCTCCTTTGGCGGCAGATATTGTAACATAATAACAAATGAATATATCGTATATATTCCTTGCTGCCCTGGTATTTTTAATGTATGGAATTACATTATGGATTTCTGGACAAGAAGGATTCGAAAACGAAGGTTCTGTAACATATGAAGATCCTGAAGAAATTTATGATGATGTCTATGCTAGCATTTACGATCTTATATGGAACCCTCTCGATCTTTTAAGATATGAAGAAGTTTCAATGCAGGATGTTTGTTTAGCGGATTGGAATACAAAAGAAGTACAAGTTCTAGATATGGCATGTGGGACAGGTCCGCATGCTCAATTTTTCAAAACATTGGGAGTAGAATATCAAGGTATTGACATTTCAGAAAGCATGTTGAAGAAAGCTCGTGAAAATACTCCAAGCGCAACATTTCATAAAGGTGACATTACACAAGTTCATTTATTTCCTCCCAAATCTGTAAGCCATTGTGTTTTAGATGGGTTTTCAATTTATGAGTTTCCTAATCCAAAATTGATTGCAGACAATGCGTATCAATGGATAAAACCTGGCGGATACTTTATAGTACATCTTGTAGATCCTGATAAGTATGATCCTATTCATAATCTGGCATCACCATTCGCTGCATTTTCTTTGCAAAAGTATTCCTTTGAACGCCAAACTGAATCGTCCATCTTTTTCGATAAGTTCAAGTATATTGGAAAACTCGATAAAAAGAAAGATGAAGATAAAGCTATTTATGAAGAAACGTTCTCGTATTACGATAAAGAAAATAACGGAGGAATAAAATACCGCGTGAATAAACATCACCTAAATATGCCTTCGAAGGAACGTATGATTGATATTATTAAAACATCTGGATTCCGTCATGTTGAAAATGTTGACTTAGTTCGATGCTCAAAAGAATACCAGTATTTGTGTTATTTTACAAAGTAAGAAAATCTAACAGAAAGCAATGGATATATATGATTCACGAACAGTAATCGATTTTCAAAAGTTCACATTTTCTGGGCATTTGAGAAGCCATGTTTATAAAGTTTTGGAAGAGAACATTAAGCTAGGACATGCTGATTATTCCTGCTATTGGTCTTTGGAGCTTTTGTGTTCTGGTCTAACGCATTCTTTATGGCAAACATATTTTGAATCTGCAGCAAAACATATTAACCGAGGTGCTCCTAATGTATTTTTGTATTTGACAAGAACCTATGAGAAGTTTTCTGCATATGAAAGCCAGTACTCTGTTATGAGCATGACAGATATACGTAATAACGCTGAAGTACGGAATTTGATATGTGAAGTTGCGGCTTCCTTAGCTTTATGCAGAAAACACAAACTTCCTACCGTTCCAAAAATTAAACCCGAACACGATTTCCAACAAGCAACCGTAAAAGAAAACTTGAAGTCCCCTTCTGCGAATTATGCGAGACATATCGCAAAACAGAAAGATCCTTACGAACTTTATATTCCTTTAAATGAACTTGTTTACTGTTTGAGACCTGAAACACGTGACATGACAAAATCTCTGTATTGGATCGCATGGATGTTGAAATATGCGAGTCAGTATAAAAAGCAAAATAAACGCGATCTAGAGTGTTCACCAAGAGCGAATGATTACATTGAGCAAAAATTTTATACACACACAATCTGGTTAATTTGGGAAGCTGTTTTTCAATCTATGTTTACTCAACCAAAAGAGTATTTAGAATCTCTTTATAAAATCCATTGTTTGCGTTGGTCGCCGTCGTTATTGAAATCTAGACTTTGTTATTTAGTAGTTGCGGTTCAATACATATGCGAAGGCAATACATTAGATACTCAATATACGGTTCCTCATAATATGTCGGTTGTCAACGAGGTCGTTGGGAATATTCCTCAGTGGATTCAGGCAATCATCCAAACTCAAAAAACATTCTCGTGAGAGTAAGTCAAATGCTAGTAAATTCTAAACTCAAGCATGCCGTTATGCTCGGTCTATTGTTTTTTGTCATATCCTCCCCATATACCTATAAACTCGTAGATCAGCTTGTTTCTACAGTAGTGGGTGGCCTATTTCCATCTGTAGCGCATATCTTTAAGGTCGCGGAAGGTGGCTGCCCTACAACCTATGGTCTTCTGCTACACGCTGGAGTGTTTGCGGTTCTAGCTTATGTTCTACACAGCTCGTAAACAAAAATGGATACTAATATTCGAATTATAAGTAAAGGTAATGAAACTTTTAATTTTCGATACAGAGACAACTGGATTACCAAAGTCTCGTCAACCTGCCATTAACGGACCTAATAACTGGCCACATATTGTGTCTATTTCTTGGGTTGTTCTTGATTCTGTTACAAACATAATTTTGAAACAACATGATTGCATTATTAAACCGCATAACTGGGTAATACCAGACGAGTCGATTAAAATACACGGTATCACGAATGAAATGGCCCATTTAAAAGGCGTTGCGTTGTTTGATGTGATGAAAGAGCTTCTTCGTGAACCATGTGATCTATTTGTAGCACACAATGCTAATTTCGACATAAATGTTCTTTTGAATGCTATTTTATGGGATTTGCGATTAGAGTATCCTATACTTCCAGAACATATGTGTACAATGGCTCTCTCTGTAGATCTATGCAGAATACCTGGAAATTATGGGACATATAAATATCCAAAGCTAAAAGAACTTTACTTTCATGTATTTCAAAAAATGCCAGACGAGAAGAAACTTCATGGCTCTTTGTATGACGTTCTCATTTTAACTCAAATAATTCAAACCTACTTGCCACTGCGCGAATCAATGGGCTTACTTACAAGAAGTGTAGTAGATGTATCAAATGGAGTACGTACGCTCCACTTCAACTACTATGAAAGCGATTGAATCAAAGAAAGTTACACTTATCTGGGCAGATGATGGATGGTGTTATATCCCTCATCTACAGATGCGCCAAAGGTTTACGGAAACACATTATTATCGTGAAGATTGGTCTGGCGTGATAGCTATGCCCGAACATATTGAAACAGTTACTTGGGCACTGTACTCGAAAGAACCGCGGGTTTGGCGGGAGGATGCAGAGGTTTACTCGCAGAAAGTTTCCACCCAAAAAGGTCACAAGTACATGAGACCACCTCGACGACTTTAACTTCCTCTTTAATAAATTCACACTGTTTTGTATCGTTCATTATCTACAGTATAGATAACTTTCTTAATCGCGTCATCTTTTTACTTTTCAAAGAGTTTGTTCTAGTAAATGATCATCCAAGATATTCTGTATGTTGCTTTAGCAACCATTGTTGTCATGGCTGTTTTACAAATTGCTACATTTATGGTAACTCGTATGCTATATCCGCCCGAACCAAAAGTTATTTATAGAGATGTCCCCACCCCAGTTTACCAACAAGCCCCTCCACCTCCACCACCACCTCCCGTAAAAAACGAACCTGCTTTGACACAACCTCCAACAGAGATACAATTGCCTGAATATGAACCTCGTAAACCAGCTTCAACGTCATTACGATTGGACACCGAATTACCGCCTGGTATTCAAGAAACCCGTCCCCCAGGAACTTAAAACGTTTCAGGTTCCTCAAACGGTTGGAGTACAGGGATGGTTAGTGTTTACGTATGACAACAAAGTTCCCGTATGTTTATGGATTTCAAACAATGAATGCAAAAAAGTTCCATGTATTGTTGATGAACGTATTTGCGGCGATACATTCCTAAAAGTTGAAAAAATTGGTCCACTTGATTTTGTAGTGGCTGATATTTGGATGTATAATTCAAATTGTGTCTTTGCATGTTCTACATTCAGGCAAAGATACGACTGGCTTTTGAAACTTTTGAAAAGGTTTACCACATATATTGAAGGACTAACAATTGATCTCATTCATAAATCAGAGCTAGGTGATATTGCGATAAAAGGATACGAAGAACACCCTGAAGATATTTTAGGCAAATCGGGTTATTTTGTTAGTAGCCAGGATGTGTATGATATTGTTCAACTACCAACACCCGACTGCTATCAAGTTACTGGAACAAATGGATTCTTGCGCGTCCCCGATTTAAAAACATCTGTATACTTACGTTCGAAAGGTACAAACTTCAAATGCAAATGTATTAAGCATGATGATGAGTTTTGGGATGTCATAGAAAACATTCCTGATCTAGAAGTAAATGCCCACGCAACCTAATCCTTGTAGCGGAGGACGTCGTCGTAAAACAAAGGGCCGTCGTAAAACCAAGAAGGGTGGATATTACGGATTTAATGGTGGTTTAGCTACAGGTGCGCCCAAATGGACAGCTGGCTCTGAAATGGGATCATCTTCCCTTTCGAATCGTGGTGGAAACTCAATGTATGGCGCTGGTCGTCGCCGAAAGGGAAAGAAAAAGACTATGCGAGGAGGTGGGAAGTATGGAACAGTTTCAGCATCTTTTGAGGGAAGCGGATCTCGTGGACTCGCCAACTTTGGTGGAGTAAGCACCCGAGCACCACCGTTTGGCCCCGCTCAGGAAGGCCGATTTAATAATCTTGGAGCACAACCTGGCAGCGGATACGGAAGTTTTATCACAACTTCTAAGTAAAGATGACACCAGATATGCTTCTAGGAGGAGGCCTTTTTTTGGCGGCAACTGTATATTTAATTCAACGTAATCTTACACATTCGGTAGTATGGCTTGGTCTTATTTATCTTCTGGCGAGTCAAGTGATATCTCATACTGTATCGGTTATCGCTGCAATAATCGGGATTTACTTGATTGCATCCGTGACTAAGGAGACTTTCGAGAACGAAGAAAAGAAG